TGGCAGCTTCCTGACCCTGTGAGGCAACAAACTTTTCCCACTCTTCAGGATTCTCCAAGAAGTTAACCACCTGTTCAGATGTAAGTACATGTCCTGTTACTTTCTTTGAGAGGTTCAGTGTGTAGTTATCTACCTCTGTTATCTCCTTTTCAAGAGATTCCTTTTGAGCATTCAACTCTTCCATCTTCTTCTTCAGGCTATCAACCTTTCTAAGCAAAGGCTTGATATTCTGATAATTACGTTTGATAGCTGCTGTTTGGTACTTGTCAAGTCCCATGTGATTGGTTTTCTTTTCCATTGTTTTAAACCTTTAATTTTAAACTTTAAATTTTTGAATTGTAATTAAATAATACTATGTTTTATATTTAAGTACCCACAAAGATAGTTATTTTAATAATACAAATGATTGCTTTATAGAAGTAAATATTAAACTTTAACTTTTATCTTATGGGTCTTATGTTATGCTTAAATAGACCTAAATAAAGAGTTCTTTTGTGTTCACTTTTAGTCCACCCTCTTTATCTGCTTCTATCACTTTAAAGGTTTTCCCTCTAAGGTGGGCAGGTCTTGCTTCCATAATGATATTACCACCACCATCAAAGGATAAGTAGGTAGCTTTCCCTTCTCTATAGAGATAACCTATAGCATCAGCTTCTCCTGCAATGATATCACCTGTCTTACCTGCTAAGTCTAAAGACATTTCAGACATTTCTTCAGATTCTTTTCTAATCTGTTTATCTTTGACATGGCAGACTAAGATAAGTGTCTCACAATAAGGATAGAACATAGACACTAACTTCTTGATAGCTTCTCTCATATAGAGATAACCACTACCATTGGGTAATTTCCTTACATCAGCTGTAGGGTCTATGATAGGTTTGTTGGTCTTAGGGTCAATGATGTTTTTCCCTAAGTTATCCTGTTTATAGCCCCAAGAAGTTCCCATAGCTGTATTTCTATAGAGGTGAGCAGCATAATAAAGAGCAATCTCTTCAAGCCTTGAAGCATTATCAATAGTAATAAACCTGTAGGGTTTATGACCCTCTTTTTGCATCTTAGCTTCAAGAGCCTTCTTAGTTTCAAACAGCTCTATAGCTGATGAGGCTAATACCTTAAGGACAGACAATGCTCTATATCCATCCTCTAAATCTATAATAAGATTATCTTCTAAGGATGCCATGAGTGTTGATTTACCACTCTTAGGCTTCCCAAAGATAATCATTAACTTTGGGTTATAATCCAATGCTTTACTTCTTTCTGTTGGTAATTCTATCATACTCTATGAAATAATTTAAAGTAAATACCTTTCAAAAAATAAGAGATTTTCTCCTTATGAGAAAGCTTCGTGGTATTAAAGGATTTCTTATATAAATCCTTATAATACTTCTGTCTTACAGAGGCTACACTTCTTGAAGTGCACTCTGCTACTATTAAAAAACAATAGTTCTTTTTGTGAGGAAAGCTCTCTACCTGTCTTTCAAGGAGGTCAGTTTCCTCTTTAGTCCATCTATGACTACACATAATAAAATAAATAAAATGATTAAATAATAAAATGATAAAATATGAAGGGCTAATCGCCATAGAAAACTCACTATACTCATTACTTTTTATTTTTATGGTTACAGGTATAAGCAAACAAAGATATACTTGTTTCAGGATTATTATTCCTGATAAACTCATACACCTTATTGAGAGATTTTACATCATCATGCTTAGGTAGCTCTGCAAAGAAACTAACAGCACCATCAAAATAGAGTGGTTTCACCCCTTTAGAGTTACCATTTCTGTTTAATACTACTTCTAAAAACCTGATATGGTCTTCAAATTTAACAATATCATAGTTTAAATATTTTGGTATCTCAAAAGCATAAGGATTGATAAGTCCTAACATCATATTACAGTCTCTTGCAGTATATTTACAATCTGCTAAACCTGATACATTAGGTCTAATCTTGTTAGCTTTAAAAGCATCAAGGTTCTGTGTTTCATCACTTTGCTGCTGTATGACAACAGGAATATAACTATACATATTTCTAAGATTAACCATATATTCTGATAACTTCATAATGGTTTGTCTTAAATCTAATCCTCTTTCTAAGGATGTCAGTGATACATGGTCCCATATAATCATTACATACTCATTAGGGTCATTAGGAGTATAATAGTCAAAGACTTCCTTAGTTCTCTCTTCTCCTGTCTCTCTATCTTTATAGGTAACTTTATTTGTATGGACAGTGCCATGATTTTTAGCATATTCATTTAAGTCTTTCCATACTCCTGTAGGATTAGTAGCCTCTCTAAAGTCTACACATTCTTCAAAGAACTTTAGGATATCCTGATATTCTTCACTTCTTAAGATATCTAAGATACTCTTATCCAATACTTTATTCTCGTCAGTTGACTTTAAATCAATAGGAGCTATTCTGATAGTATGGCTACTTAAGGTATATAAAAGGAAAGACATAAACCTCAATACTATCTCTTCTTTACTCTCTTCTAAAGGATAATAAAATATCTTTAATTTTATCTGTTCTCTATGTTTATAAGCATATAGAATAGGAGCATAGATAAAGAGATAAGAGGTTATCTGTGTTTTCCCTGATTTCTGATGAGCACTAACAAGATAATATTTCCCTTGTTCTATACCTACAAAGTTATTCCTAAAGGTGTTAAAAGGGGAAGGTATACAATTCACATTACCATTTAAAATATTCTCCCTTCTCTTTTGAAGATTATCTACAACCCTATTTACAATACTCATAATCAATACTTCTGTTTACAGCCAAATAAGGCTATGAAAAACATAAATGACCATACTAATCCTATCTTAATATAGTCTGTAATAAATAATAGTTCCATTTCTTTACTCTATTTGTTGTATGTCTTCTTTTGAAAGATTATCAATACAGATATTATAGGTTTTCTTTCTTAAATAACCTATCTGATTGTTTATTGCATATATAGTAGCAGGCTTTCCTTTGTATAATACCTTACTACCTATCTTAAGAGGTTCACTCATATTGTCTATGTTTACATTATACTTCTTTTAAAAATGAGTGATAACTATCGCTACTATCAGGGTTTTCTATCTCATTCAGCAAGTCTGATGTATAGACTACTTCATGACTAATAGGGTCCACATCTTCTTTAAAGATAAAGTATTTCAATACCCTCATATAAGCTGTACCTTTCATACTATAAAAGTTAACATATCTCTTTGTTGCCTCTAAGATAACATCACTCTCTTTTTTACCATATCTTTTAAAGAAGGACTTCAATCTCCTGACTATTAAAGGAACACTCTCTGCCCAATATAATGAGGTTCCATCCTTCCTTCCTTTAGGGAATAAGTCTTTTAGCTCTTTAGCTAAGGAAGATAATTCATCTTCATCAGTAGCTATAGCTTTATCAGCTTCTACTATGATATCTTCATAAGCCGACCAAAGGGTTCTATCTATCTCTACTTCTCCTAAGAGATTAGTACATAGTAGGTTCTTTTTCCTCAAAGATTCTCTACCTTTGGTAATATCTATATGATTAGAATAACATAATAAATAGAGAAACTCATCTAAGGTAAGATGATGTTTCTCTATAATTGTTCTATCTATGGTTATATTGTTCATAAAATTATAATCTTTTCATATTAATATAATTCATAAAATCTTTAGCAGACACCTCTTTAATAAGGTGAGGATTGTAATCTTTTATCATCTTCTTTACTATCTCTTCATCCCTTGTATTCAAGAAATAAGGGATTAAGATGATAGGATTTCTATGCCTTAATAACCTTCCTAACTTCTGTTTAATCACTACTTCTGAAGAGTTTAAAGAAGCATAAATACCTATCTGACAATTAGTTAGATTAACACCTTCATTGAGCATATCACATGCAGTAATATGATTAATCCCTCCTTCATTAAAGGCTCTAAGGTATTCTGATGATAAAGGATTACTACTGTTAATACAATATTCTCCTAATTTCTCTGTCTGCTCTATAGAACTACAGAAGGTAAGACATCTATAGTTATGTAACTTCCTTAAAAGAAATAAAACATAATTCTCTTTCAAAGAGGATAACCATTTTAATCTCTCACCTGCTAAGCTTAACCATCTGTTTTTAAGATAGGGCTGCTTAGTGAAGATATATCTCCTTTTTAAGAAGTCAATCCTTTCAGTGATATAGGAATTATACTGTAAAGCAGTACAAGATATAATACCTTTTATATTCTTATTCTTTAGATATTTCCACCTGTTTTTATAGGTATCCATCATAGTCATCTTTGCTTTAGGATTAATAACTATAGTCTGATTACTATAATCATTATCTAAATACAAAGGAAATAGTAAAATGAAAGGGTCAGGTAATATCTTTTCTTCTATTGCCTGCCTTGTAGTTACTTTATAAGTATAGATACCTTTAACAGCATCATGTACTCTAAAATAATTCTCATTCCTTATAGTAGCTGATAAGCCTATGACATGGTCATAAGAATAGGAACATAAAATACCTGCACACCTGTCACTTAAATGATGACACTCATCAAAGACTATAGCATCCCAATGACCTATATACTTATGTAAAGACCTGTAGGTAACTATCGTCAAATCAGAATCATAACCCCATTTATTACACTCTTCCCTCCAAGTCTCTATAAGCACTAAGCGTGGTACTACTACAAGTGTTCTTTTAGAACCCCAAAACTTAAGCAACTCCAAAGCTATCTTAGTCTTACCAAATGATGTTGGTAATTCTAATAATAACTTCGGTTGGTGTGCAGCAATATCTTTTATCTTATCTATGTGTGTCTCTTTGTTCATAAAAAGGTACCACATCTATCATGTTTCCATGACAAGTGTGGCTTTTTATTTATTTATCAAACAGTTTCCTACATACTCTCTAAAAAGATTTTAATTCCTTCGAACGAGAGAATAACGAATAAGTAATATCCTTCTTTTCTGTGAAGATAAGGACAGGATTATTACCATTGTTAAGGCATTTACATACCTTGTTATAGTTCTTTATAATCATAATCTATTGTTTTGCAAAATTAATACTTATTCCTCAATATGAGGAAATTTGTTACTTAAATAATTGTCGATTAACTCCCCTACTTTAGTAGCTATAATAGCTAAGAAAGAGAATAAAAATAAACTGATTAATATAATTGATAAAATCTTCATAATAAACTAAATAGTTACCAAGTATAGTGAATAGACCTTTTCTTTATTAATGTTTAAGTAAACAAGGTACAGATATAATCTGTCCTTTGTCATTTCTCTTACATAATGGATGCCCTGTAGCAGGTGCTACTACATCCTCTCTATCAGTAGCATTAAACACTAAAGCACTTACAAGATAGTAAGTATCTTCTACAGGCTCTGGGAGATTTACAATCTCACCATAAGATTGCTTGCAGAAACCATTAGAATCTACCTCACTAAAAGTGGCAGATACTCTTGCTACTTCACCTGTTGCTGGATATACAGTACCATCATTAAGTACCACATCATGCACAGATAGGCGAGGCAATTACTACTTGCCTAAGTATTGGTCTACATGTAGGTGAAAAGTTGCATCCACGATTAATCATAATAAGATTAACACTTACTCCCTCTAATGGAGGACACTACACATATATTTGTCTCACATCACAGGTGTATAACCTTTTACTGTGAGCACTTTTGTTTTTTACAACTATACACTATGAAAACAATCAAAACCCATTAACAAAACTACCTTCCTGCACATTGACCTTATGTTTAGGCTACCACGCCTTAGCATTATTCTTGTTTGTTAATATGTATAGTCTAAATTTACATAATTCCTTGTGATAAAACACCTTGCAGCTACTGTTGTTCACTGCAAGGTGGTGGGCTACTCCAGTTTTACTTGATAGTAAACTTTTTGGTCTCAAGAGGTTTGTTGGCTCCAGCATAGTAGGCCATGAAACCTTTTTGACCATCCTCTTTTTGGTATTGCCGTACTACTAAGTCACTGGCTACCAGCTTCTTAGCTTTGAGGACTTTTTGTTCAGTTTTCTCACTAAGTAGTGCTTTAGTGCCATCAGCAAACCCTATCATCAGTCTACCTTGGATAGCACTTTCCATAGGAGTTGCTGGTCCATGGTTACTAACAAAGAGTGACAAGCTTTGTTCCTCTGTTAACCAATTTGTTTGTTTGTTCTCTGTAAATTCCATAATAGAACTCATTTAATCCATGTCTTATGGTGTATAACCTGCATGGATGTGAGTGAGCATTTTCACCTTATTATATATATAGCAGTTACTTGTTATGCACTAATTGGTAAATAGTGCATGGTGCTACTGTCCTTCACACCTTTCACTACATAATATAACCAAGTTACTCATGCTCGCTCAATGTCTGAAAATAGTGGGATAACATTAACTCTGAACACCCAAGGGGGAATAGCCCAAAGGGATATTACCACGGGGTGGTAAGAGTGGGTTATCTCATTCTCATGTGAACACAATAAAAAATATAAAAACAACTATGGTTTTATGCTTGCTTAAATATGCTATTTCCACATTCATTAAACAGCATTTCTTTACACCTTAAAACAGCATTTAATCATCATCTTTAATGGTGTTTCTAACACTCTTTTAGCCCTACTAAAACACTCAAAGAAACACTACTTTTCCCACAAAACTGCCCTATAATATAATTAAAATTAGAGCTATTAAAATTGAATTTAATCCTTATAAATAAAACAAATAAAAGGTATAGTGTATAGTCTCTACACTTTTAAAGGGGTTAATAGTATATTATATATTTGTTTTTACATACCTTCTATAGGGGGATATTTATATACTCCTATAGGGTATATCTTTATCATCCTATATAGGTGTATAGTATATTCTTTTATACTCTTTCTTTACTCTCTTTATTCCATTTAGAAGCCTATTCAAACATTCATTTCTCTACTTCTTTTAGCCTATAATAAGGAGATATATTATCCTATAATATAATAAAAAAGTAACTATATTCACATACAGTTACTTTAAAAGTCCATCTAAACTATAAAATGACAAAACTGAAAGAAAAATCATTTTAGGGTAGTACCTTCATAAGGAGTTAAAGGAAAAAAAAATCAAAAAACCTTAAAACTCTATATACTTATAGGGTATTTCCTTACTACGGTATTTATCTTTCTTACCTACAAAGGTACACAATATTTCTTTTACTTTCTATATTTACTTCTTAAATAACTATAATTCTTTATAATTTTCTTATACTTTTAGGGTTAATTATTTGCTTATCACACCTTATTATAGTATCTTTGCATTGAGCAACAGTGATTCCTTGCATTGTTATTCAGAAGGATTTCAAAATTAGACATTTCAGTGTCCTTTTCTTTTAGGGGTGGTATTTACAGTTCTTTTAGAACACCATAGTAAAGAGATTTAATCCCTAGCTCAAAAATGACTTAGATATAAAGTAGAGTAGCCTACCAACAAGGATGAGAAAAGGTTGAGGGTAAAAGGCTCTTGGGGAAGAATTAACCGCCTCTACATAAGATTCTAAGTTAATGGTTAATAGCAATATTAATCTAAGGAAGTAAGAAATGATTGGTTATTCCTCATTTTTTATAAATCCAAGAAAATTAAGTTTTTCAGAACTCTTTATGTTTAAGAACATTTAACATTTGAAATACTGAAAATCTTTAATTTTGGAGCCAAAAATTTTGCAGGGACTCTGGAAACTAAGAGATTTCTATTTTATTTACATTAGTATTTTAGTTTACTTGTAGTGTTGAATTTATTTTGGTGTATTACCCTTGCTTAGGGTAGTTTGTTTTTACTTTCAATTATAGTGGTATCTTATGGTCTTTAAGGAAGTGTTGTTGAATGTATGGTGTTGTGTACAACTTTTTATAGCTGATATTTATTTAGCTATAGTAGATAGCAGGGTAGAGGATATTATATATAAGGATGGTGTTACTTATTATGTGGGTAGATTCTATGGTGCTGTTTCCATAGGAAATAGTGTATTTATGAATAGTAAGTATAGGTATTCAGAATATATTATGAAGCATGAATACGGGCATACTATTCAGAGTAGGATTCTTGGTATCTTCTATATTCTTATCATAGCTATACCTTCATTATTATGGGCTGTGTTTCATACTTTTGTTACAAAGGTGTTAGGATTGAGGATTGATTATTTTTGGTTCTATACAGAGAAATGGGCTAATAAACTTGGTGGGAATTAGATTAATTCATATCTTTGCAATAGGATTTGTTTATTATCTTGTCTTCAATAGATATTAGTTGGTTATACAACCGTAAATTTAGTTGTAGAGATTACAATTAACTACATCGTAAGGTAGGCCTTGCTACTTGGGTTATAGAGTAGCTTTTGGCTCTTTAACTTACTAGGATAGAGCAACAGCCTTCTAAGCTGTAAGTTATAAGTTCGAATCTTATAAGGGCCACAAATTCATAAGTTAAAGGATTGCGTATGATGAAGGTAATAGAATGGTTTAAGAAGAGTAATAGAGATAAGCATTTTATCTATGCTGTGCCTATTGGGTTTTCTTTACTATTCTCTGTGTGTTAGGTGTAGCCACAGCTTTAGAGTTTAAAGATTACCAATATTGTAGAATGTATGATTGGAATGATTAGTTATCCACTATGTTAGGTGGTTTATTTGGGCAAGTTTTGTTTCTTATTTTGATTTATTTATTTTTTGTTTGATGAACCGTTTGGATGATTGTTTTCTGTAGGTTTAGGTGTTGTGAAACATTTAAACCTTTTTTAAGGCCTATCCTGTAATATTTAAGGTATTTATTTGTCTTATTAAAGAAAAACACTTATATTTGTACCTGTTTTTAAGTAACTTGAGATATGAAGGAATTATGTAGTTTTACAAGAGATACTTTGAGAGAGGTCCTACAAGCCTTTAACAGTGCTAATGCTTTACATGGCTATACATTAGAGATAGTACAGGTATTAGCTCTTCCTTCAGGAGAATTTACAATTATTTATTATGCAAGAAGAGATAAATAAGAAAGTAGATTATGATGAAGAGTTAGTAGGATATTGTGCTAATTGTCTTTCTTTAAAGGTAGAGCATACTCCTATGGGTATGGATTGTTGTATGGAATGTGGTTGTACAGATATTAAGGAGAGTACAATAGATGAATGGGAGGAAAGATATAAAAAGAGATATGGTAAATATTATGTTGAATTTTAAATAGTTATAGTTATGGCAAAGGAAGTTAAAATGAACAATCAGAAGTTAGATGAGAAACAGCTTCATGAGGCTCTTAATCAGATTAGTGCACAGAACCAATATCTTCAAGAGCAGTTAAATGCTTACAAGAAGACAGAGTTCTTTGCTTTGTTAGATTGGAATTTTAAGATTGTATCTTCAGATTCTAAGTATTTCAGTGAACAATTTAAGAAAGACTGTGCTAAGAGAATTGAAGATATGATGACCCCTGAAAGTAAGTAGTATGGATATCAGTAAGGTTACAAAGGTTATTAATCTTCCTTGTACTTCAGATACCTTCTTCAGATGGTGGTTTGAAGTATTAAAACCTGTGCATCATTTGACTAATAAAGAAGCAGATGTGATTGCTGCTTTTGTGAAATTAAGGCATGACTTAAGTCACTCTATCACTGACCCTGACTTATTGGATGATGTTGTCATGCAAGAGAAATGTAAGAAAGAGGTAAGGAAGATGACAGGAGTATCATGTGCTTTCTTTCAGGTGGTAATGTCAAAGTTAAGACAAGCAGGTGTTATTAAGAATGGGAAGATTAATCCTTTATATATTCCTCCTTTGAATGAGGATGGTGTAGTATGTCTTACTTATTTAATGAAGATAGATGACACAAAAGGAAATAATAAATCAAGTAGCAAAGGAGTTTGATATACCTGTAGGGTGTGCAGAGTTAATTTTCAAAAGTATATGGCATTTTGTCTTACAAACTTATAAGGATATTCCTATTAAGGATAGCTATACAGATGAAGAAGTAGACAAGTTAAGACTTGCTTTTTCTCTCAATAAGTTTGGTAAGATATATATGCCTGCTTGGAGATATAACAAGCATATTAAGAAGTATAAGAAGAATTTAGAAACACGTCAAAAATATAAAGAAAGATGTTTAAAATAAAGAAGATTAAGCCTTTATTCAATCAGGTGGTTACTACCATGGATATGTATGATGACAACCTTAAGGTAGGTAGTCTCATTGATACTACAAGAGCCAATACTATTAAGGAGTATCAGACTATCTTGGCAGTAGGTCCTATGGTTAAAGCTAAAGGAGATTTAAAGGTAGGGGATGTTGTATTTATCAACCCTAAGAGGTTTACCACTATGGCGCATAAGCATGGACTTGCTGATGAGGATAATGTACAGAAAGATAATATGCACATTAACTTTAATATTCCTCATTATCCTGTTTATGATAGAGAAGATGGTGGCTGTAGAGAGGTATTATTGATTAGTGATAATGATATATTCTTTAGTGCTGAAGGGGAGGAATTTGATGAATGTCCTCCTGTAGTTACTGAAGATAAACCTACACTGACATTATAAAGAAGTTCTTGTTTGCATAGGGCCTATTCTCTTATCTCCTAAATAAGAGTTTAGGTCTTTTATTTTTTAAGATAAAGGATATGAAACTACTAAATTTCGACAATTACCAATTAAAGATAGCTGATGAGGCTTTGTTAGTAAGACCTATCAGAGAGTTATACCGTAAGGATAAATCAAAAGATAAGGAGAATTTCTATGAACAGATGAGTTACTTATATTTTATGGTAGACCCAAGGAGTACCTATGGGTATATTATAGATGATACCCTAAGGGCTAAAGCTATTATAGAGCAAGAGGGTTTGGCTAAAGATTTTAAACCTTCAAAACTCCTTAAGGAGGCTATGGATATTTATAAGAACCACACTGTTACTAAAGGAGTGGAACTCTTACAGAGTGCAAGGAAAGCCTGTGATAGGGTAAGGGTGTTCTTAGAGAATATAGACCTTACAGAAGAAGATGATAAAGGTAAACCAAAGTATCAAGTGAGTACTGTTACTACAGCTCTAAAGAATGTTACTGATTTAGTTCCACAGTTACAAGAGCTTGAACAAAAGGTAGAGCAGGAGATTAGTGAGCAAAGTAGAGTGAGAGGTACTGACCTTTCAATGTTTGAAGATGGGTTTTAAATTATTTTTAAAATAATACTATGCAGGTAATCAATATATTCAATAAACTATTAAGTCATAAAGGCTTTAAAGGGCGGGTGATTATAAAGAAGTATTATGAGGAATCATCACTTATTAAGGCTATTAAGAGTGTTACTATAGAGCTTTATTATGTGGAAGGTATTAAAAAGATTAAACTCTTTACTTCTACTATCAAGTCTGCTCATATAGATAGTGCTTACAGCACACTTGAAGAGAATTGTATTTATTTTCTTTTGGATGAATCCTCGACACTTTTAGATGCTATAAAGGATGGAATTAAATAAATATCAGACACCTATAGAGGATTTACATTTAGAGCAGTATCCTAAAGAAGTACAGGAAGAGTTTTTAGAGAACTTCTATAGTGTTCCTTTTATACAGAGGCTTGTATCAAAGAATAGACCTTTATGTGAAGACCTCCCAAGGGATGAAAAAGGAAGGGCTATTATAGACCTGACTAATCCTCCTATTATAGAAGATATAGATTATTTCAGACCTACAGCTATCCACTTTGAAAAGACAGGTACTTTCACTTCTTTAAGACCTAACAGAAACCCTAATTCAGAATATATGAAATGGGTGAAAGAGGAAGTAAGAAGAGCTTGGGAAGGCTATATTAGACCTTCGGATGGTGCATGGGTAACAGGAGATATGTATTGGTATTTAAATTATGTGATGATACAGAAGACTGTTACTTACGAAGATTCTAATATGGCAGATAGAGTAGATGGGTTTCCTGAATTTTGGGAAGGGATATTATGGAGGACATTAGGATGGTATCAAGCAAGACAGCAAGCACTTAACTTTGCAGAAATATCAAAGCGTGGTTCCTCAAAGTCTTATTCTACAGCTGCAAAGCTATCAAAGAATTTTATCATAGGAGAGAATAAAACTTCCTCAAAGAATGTCAGAGGAATGATAGTGGCTTATACAAGGGAGTATCTTACTAAGGATGGTACTCTTAATAAGTTTGAGAATATGATAGACTTCATTGCTGAAAATACTAATTTTCCTTCAAAGAGATTAAAGTCTTCTTTAGGGGAAATGTTTTGGCAGATGGGTTATATAGACTTAGATACAGGAGCTAAGAAAGGAACTAAAAATCAGGTGATGGGAGTGGCCATTAAAGATGACCCTGATAAGCCAAGAGGTAAGAGAAGTATCACTATTATAGGTGAAGAGTTTGGTGCTTTCCCTAAGATAACAGATGTCTATAATGTGATGCTTAGGTCTGTAAGAGAAGGGAGTAAAGCCTTTGGACAGATGATATTAATAGGTACAGGTGGTTCTGAAGGTTCTGATTTTAGCGGTGCTTTAGAAATGATTTACCGTCCTAAAGGATATTACCTGATGGCTTTTGATAATGTATGGGATAAATCCCAACAAGGTAAGGGTGTATCTATATGGTGTTTTCCTGCTTATGTGAATAGAAAAGGATGCTATAATAAAGATGGTATATCCGATGTTACTAAAGCCCTATTAGAGATATGTGTGGAAAGGTATAATGCCAAGTATAATACATCAGACCCTATGCAGCTTACAAGAACAAAAGCTGAAGACCCTATTACCTTGCAAGATGCTATCATGAGAAGAAGTAGTACTATCTTCCCTGTGTCAGACTTAAAAGAAAGGGTATTACAGTTAGACAGTAATCCTTCAGAGTATGATGATGTTTATACAGGAAAGATGGTGATTAAGAATGGTAATCCTGAATTCAAGGTAACTACAGATATGCCTATCAGGTTTTTTCCTCATAAAGATAATAAACTTGAAGGAGCTATAGAGATATTCAAATTACCACAGAAGAATAAACAAGGGAAAGTCTTTGCAGGTAGATATATTGCAGGTAATGACCCTTATGATGATGATGCCTCACAGACCACTTCTTTAGGTTCTACTTTTATCCTTGACTTATGGACAGACACAATAGTTGCTGAATATACAGGTAGACCTTTATTTGCCAATGATTATTATGAGCAAGTAAGGTTATTACTTCTCTATTATAATGCAAGACTGAACTATGAAAATAATAAGAAAGGACTGTTTGCTTATTTTCAAAGAATGAATTGCAGTTATCTCTTAACAGATACCTTAGAGTTTTTAAAAGATAGAGACAGCAGTGGTAAGGATTCTTATGGTAATAAACAGAAAGGTACTAATGCTTCAAAGCCTATTAATGATGCTGCAAGAAGTTTAATAAGGGATTGGTTAATCTCTCCTGTTACTATACAGAAGAAAGAAGGGGATGAGATAAAAGAGGTGACTATCAAGAGGTTATATACTTTAAGGTGTAAAGCCTTACTTGAAGAGTTATCACAGTGGAATCCTGATGGTAACTTTGATAGAGTGTCTGCTATGGGTATGTTAATGTTGCTTAGAGAGGATAAGATGATACTTTATTCAGGTAATCCACAGCAGGCAGAAAGAAAGCATGATGCTACCTATAAAGGTAATGATAATTTCTTTTCAAGTAATTATGATGCTAAGTTTAAAAAAGTAGATAATAAGCAGTTAGATAATAAATTATAATGAACTTACATAAAATAATAATCTCTATATTTGCAAGTAAAATAAAGGTATTGATATGAATGATGTACGTACTTTCCCAAGACAGATGTTATCCTTCAGTAAGAAGACTACTGAATGGAGAAAACAATGTATTTTATGGGCTGACAATAAAACCTTCTTTAATTACTCTTTGGTAAGGAAATCTGTAATTCATAAGAAGATTAACTATGATTTATTAGAAGGTAAGATACACATGCAAGATGTGCAGCTTATCCTAAATCCTGATAACATACAGGCTAACTTTATCCCTAATACTATACAGCATTATCCTATCATGAACTCTAAGATTAACGTGCTTAGGGGTGAAGAGATAAAAAGACCTTTTGATTATAGAGTAGTTGTCACCAATCCTGATGCTATCAGTGAGGTTGAAGAGAATAAAAAGAATATGCTCTTTACTTCTTTGAAACAACTCATTGAAGATGAGCATTTATCAGAAGATGAGTATAACAAGCAGATAGAGAAGTTAGATGATTATGCTAATTATGAATGGCAGGATATTATGGAGTTAAGGGCTAATGAGCTACTTAACCATTATAAGAAAGAACTCAATATGCCTGTTATCTTCAATCATGGTTTTGTAGATGCTTTAACTGTAGGGGAAGAGATTTATCAAGTAGATATAGTAGGTGGTGAGCCTACCCTTGAAAGGTTAAACCCTTTGAAGGTGCATGTCTTTAAATCAGGTTATTCCAATAGAATAGAAGATGCTGATGTGGTAATCATTGAAGATTATTGGTCAGCAGGAAAGATTATAGATACCTTTTATGAAGAGCTTACTCCTAAAGATATTGACTTTATAGAAGGTATAAATACCTATAATAGCCAACCTGTAGATAGTATGGGTAATAGGGATGAGAGGTTAGGATTTGTCAATACCTTCCTGTCAGGATATAATTTTGAAACCCCTGCAAGTGCTTTCTTTGGTAGGAATTTGCAATCTCTCATGCCTTATGATGTCTTAGGAAACATCAGAGTACTTAGAGTATATTGGAAATCAAAGAGAAAGATACTTAAAGTAAAGAGATATAATCAAGAAACAGGGGAGGAAGTTTTTTCTTATTATGCAGAGAACTATGTAGTAAGGAAAGACTTAGGAGAAGAAGCTACTACACTATGGATTAATGAGGCATGGGAAGGAACTCTGATAGGAGGGAATAAGAGTATTAATCCTACAGATACTTTTAATACTAATAGTGGTATCTTTGTTAACATGAGACCAAGACCTGTACAGTTTACAAGGATGTCTAATCCTTCAAAGTGTCATTTTGGTATTATAGGGACTATCTACAATCTCAATGATGATAAACCATTCTCCTTGGTAGATATGATGAAACATTATAACTATCTCTATGATATCCTTCATTATAGATTAAACGATGCTATTGCAGCTAATTGGGGGGATATTCTTGAAGTGGATTTGGCTAAAATTCCTGATGAGTGGGATGTACAGAAATGGTTATACTTTGCCAAGATTAATCATATAGGAGTAGTTGATTCCTTTAAGGAAGGTAATGCAGGTGTAGCACAAGGTAAACTTGCAGGTAATCTTAACAACGCTTCAAGAGGTATGATTTCCTCAAACACAGGTAATTACATTCAACAGATGATGAATCTGCTTGAATGGATTAAGAGTGAAATGGGAGAAGTAGCAGGAATATCAAGACAAAGAGAAGGGCAAGTAAGTAATAGAGAAACTGTAGGAGGTGTTGAAAGGGCTACTCTTCAATCTTCTTATATTACAGAGGCTTTGTTTAATATCCATGATGATACTAAGAAAAGAGTATTGGAAGCATTCCTTGAAGCAGCTAAGATAGCTATGAGAGGAAAGACTTTTAAATTTCAATATATCACATCAGATATATCACAAAGAGTGATGGAGATTGATGGGGATGAGTTTGCTCTTAATGACTATGGTTTGGCTGTTGACAGTGATAGTAATTCTATGGAGTTACTACAGAAGTTAGATATGATAGCACAGGCTGCCATGCAGAATAGTACTGTAGATATGAGTGCTTTGATGAAGATATGGTCTTCTTCAAGTATTGCACAGAAGACAAGAATTATTGAGAGAAGTGAGCAGAGAAAGATTCAACAAGCACAACAAACACAGCAGGAAAATCTGAAAGCTCAACAGCAGATGAATGAAGATAGGTTAGCACAGGAACAAGCAGCTTTAGAGTTGAAGAAATATATGGCTGACTTAGACAGTGAGACAAAGATTAAAGTAGCACAGATACAGGCAGAAGCTGATGTAAATGCTGCTACTATTAAGAATACAGATGATGGTATTGTAGCTCCACAAACAGAACATGAGAGATTGAAACTCAAAGAACAGATTAGAGAGTTTAATAAGAAGTTGGAGCTTGATCATAAGAAGTTAGATATACAGAAAGAAAGTATTAACAATAAAGATAAAAAGAAATAACTATGGCTATACATGTTGGTATTGATGAACCTAAAGATAAGACTAAACTTTGGGTAAAACCTGAAAATGGTGAGAATGTATTATATACCTATTCCAATAAAGGATGGGTAAAAGCTACAAGTGCTGGTGGTGCAGGCTCTCCTACACCCACTCCCCCTGTTAATCTACAACCTATATTAGACCAAATAGCTTCCTTAAATTCAGAAGTAGAAACACTGAAGGCTGCTAATAGTGATTTGACTGATGTATCTACCTTGAAGTATATTAACAGTATACCACATGTGAAGATTACTTTCACCAATCCTTATCCTATGACACTATATGGTGATTGTACATTACAGGTATCTTGTAACTTTGATAGGGATAAATTCTTAAATTTCTTCCCATTTAAGTTAGCTTATAGGAATGGTGACCACTTTGAGGGTGATTATGTAGATGCAGATACTACTGATAGTATTAACTACTCTTGTGTAGGAGTACCTAACCTAAGAGCTTTCAAAGTTTTTGACAAGAGCAGCTACACGTTATCTATCTATCTTTATTGTATAACCAATAAAGATTATTGGATTCTGTTTAACAGGTACTTACATAATGAGCATTTTGTAGGTGGTCTGCCAACTACAGAAGCTCAGATTAAGGAACCTCCTACACCTGTAACTAAAGCAGAAGCAGAAGGCATTGTTACTACTATACCTGAAAAGTATAAGGAAAGACGTATTATGAACTTCAGAACTTATAATAATCTTACCTTATTAGGTATAGCAATGACACTCATGCACACCCATAATACAAACTGTTTTGCATGTACACAGGATGGAGCTGTGGGTCATAAAGGTTATTCTTTATATAAGGTAATGCAAGATTCATTACATTTAGGGACTTTAAACTTCAACCCAGTTTTATCACCAGACCCTAACTTTACATTCCCACAGTTTAAACCCTACTTTACTTTAGAAGGTGGAAGAGTAAACCTATTTGGTATGAGGGATTGGATAAGTACAGATAATACCAATCAAAATATCATTGTAGGAGGTACATTTGAAAATGATGTATTATCTTTTGCTGATACATTAGGGACTATTCAAATGTATAGAAGAGAGATAGATCCCATTAATGGAATGGAGCAACAATTCTTTAACGGTTACCATAGATGCTGGACAGAGAATGAGAAGTATAAAAAGACTAAATCATGGTATGAGTTTATGGTAGCTGAACCTATGGATTGGAGTACTACAAAGGATTTTGCAGTACATGCTTTCAGCGCTTCAGGACATATATTTCCTTATGTTCCTGTAAGATGTTTGAAGCCTACAGATAAGGCTTATGTAAGAGTAAGATTAAATTAAGAATATGATTTATAAAGGATATAAAGAGCCTAAGAATAAAAAAGCATTATGGTTAAAACCTGATGATACGGGGTATAACCTTAATGCTATGGCTTATGGTAATAAAGGGTGGCAGGCTTTAACAACAGACCCTACTACCTTAGCAGGTGTTGTGAATAACTTGGTTAACTCTCTACAGACAGCTAATGAGCATATAGAGAGCTTAAAGAGTGAGGTAGACCATTTAAATAAAGTAAATCAGATTAAAGATGTTCCTCATTTTAAGATTAGCTTTGACTTTAACAGGGCAAGTGAAGTGATAGATACTGAAACACTTTCAGTGTCTTGTAACTTTGATATCAATGAGTTTAATAAGGTATTTAGCTTTGCTTATGTAAAACCTGATGAAACTCCTACTTCTTATTTAGGACCTCATACAGAGTATAAACCTGTATCTTTATTTGAAGATAGTGAGGGTTATCCTTTTATTCAGCTTCCTCCTATCAAATGTTATTACCATGTATCTGATGATTGCAGGCATGTTGTCTTCTATATTTATTTAGATACATCCATTGCTGTTATAGATAGAATAGTTATAAGTAGGTTATTATACACTAATAACAATAATATAACTAAATATACAAAGGCTGCTTTTCCCACTGCTATGTCTAATATAAATCCAAATGTTATTCCTTCAAAGGTAAATACATTTGAGAAATACATGAGCTATTGGGTATTTAACTGTTTGTTCTTATTAGGCATAGGAAGTACTCTTGTCAAGTTTTTTGGGAAAGATGGTAGGAATTGTACTATTACTTTAGGAACAAATACTAAGGAAGGTGAGTTATTACTCTATGATATTATTGCAAGGAATAATAAATATGTAAATAAGTCAGAGATAGAAAGACATAATTCTTTTATCAATATAGCAAGTGTAACTGCCACACCTACTAAACTACCCACCTTTCATCCTTATTTCACTGTAGAAGAAAATAGGATTAACTTATTTGGCTTGGTTAATTTTTACTCATATATATGTGCCCACTCAGGTACTTTTGAAAATACTAAGATAACTTGTGCGGGGCTTCATGAGCCTTTTGAAATGCAGTTGTATTATGGTGGTATTGCTACCACAAAAGGTAATATCAAGTATTATTATCCTAAACCTAAGACAGGTATAGATGTTAATGCTTTAGCATTCCTTTGTAATACTTCTAATCCTAATTTTACTAAAGGATTTACACATTATATTCAATTACCTCAATTTAATACATTAATACAACCATTTGGGATTCAAGTATATAATAACAATGGTAACTATTATGGCACTTTCAGATTAGTGTTTAAACCTTAAAGAAATGGAGATATATAGAGGAATAGCAGAACCACCAAGTACTTCTGTACTTTGGTATAAAGAGGATGGCGGTAACTTGGTTTACATCTATACTAATAGTGGGTGGAGACCTGTGGCTAAGATGTATATAGATGATAATTACATCAAGACCTTAAACACTAAACCTCCTTTTGTTATAGAGACAGGTGAAGAGGTAGAGAAGATAGTAGAGGTGCCTATCGTCACCTATAGAGATAACTATATCAATAAGAACAGCATCCCTTCAATAGTAGAAACCTTTGAAGGTGTGGTGATAGATACTACTATAGATGTTAATACTGTCAGAGCACTACCTGATATTACTATTTTCAGGAATGATGCTACTACCAATTTAGTTGTTCCTTCTCCTATGTATATAGGAGATGAAACACCTAAGATATTTACTATTCAAGTAGGAAATATAGATACCAAAGAACAGTGTAAGTTGTTCTTACATCATTTAGATGTTACAAGTAAAGTTAAGCATACTTTATTAATAGATGGTATTTTTGGTAATGATAAATCACTGCAAGGTATGGACCTTCTTCAAGCATTATATACAAATGATAAGTTTATAAGAACAGAGGATGGAGAATTATGGGATATTAAATTATCTCATATAGTTAATCTTTCACAGGAAATGGTTGATATCTTAAAAGAGAAGTATCCCATCATAACTACAGAAGGGTATCTTAATAATACTCTGCCTCCTGTTAATAGAAAAGATTTAGTTTTTTATGGTTACAGCATTACAGAATGTGATAGTACAGGTAATCCTTACTCTTCTGTTATTAGAGATAATCAACAGAAATCGAAGGTATTAGACTGCCTCTTGTCAGATATTGAAGATAAAGATAACTTTGTCTCCTTACTGTCCTCTTTAAAAGAGTATAGTATGAGCTATCTGTTAGGGGAACTCAAAGCTCAATCTTTACTATTAAACAGTAGAGAAGATGATGTTTCATTTAAAGAGAAGGTACTCCTTATAGAAACTCTTTTTAAGGATAGGTATAGAAAACATGTTACAGATTTCAATAGTACTTTTAATACTATTATAGCTCCTAATACAAACATAACCTTAGAGCTGTGTAATGATGTTTCCTTGTATTGGATGTTTAAGAATAGTACTTTTAAGGATGTTACTATTATAGATAATGGTGGTAGTATTAAAGGCACAGAAGTATTTATAAATGCTACTATAGATAGGCTCACCATAGATTATACCAACAGTGTAGATAAGAATAACCTATCCTTATTGTATAGTATAGAGGATAGTAACGTTAAATCTTTAAACGTTACTATTCCACATAAAGATAATTTCAATGTTTCTTTAACAGAGTTATTAGCTGTGTTACCTAAAGTAAGTCACTCTGTCTCCTTGCAGTTAACATTGAAAGATAATATCTTTGTAGAAGAAGAGATTAAATATCTTAAGATGTGTTTAGAAGAAAATCATTATCATGTTAATTTAATATATTGATTATGCAAGTAGTATTTGGAAGTTTAGAACCATTAGATAAGTCAGTACTTTGGCTATCTTTAAATATATCAGGGTTAAGTGTATCACTCATCAGTAAGTATTATGATGAGACTGCAAAAGCATGGAGAGAGATTAATCTTTCAAGTATCTTATCGCCACAGGATTTACAAGATATTAAGAATAGATTATTAACTTTAGAGGCTCATAGTAACACAATTAATCCTACACAGCTACAACAGATTAAAACAGATGTTACTAATACTGTACAACAATATATCAACAGTAATCTTAAACCGTTGATAAATGATAATAAGACAGCTATTGCAGCTAATAAAGCTATCTTAGATGCAAGAAAACCTATGATAGAAGGATTAAAGAACTCTGTAGGTACTATTAACAATACTACTATTCCTGCTATTAATAATAGAATAACAGGAGTTAATAATCAGGCTACTACCAATAAGAATGACATAGCTTCTTTAAAAACAGATAATACAGCCAATAAAGCTCAAATCAATACTAACAAAACAGATATAGGAAATCTTAAGACAGATGTCAATAATCTTAAGACAAGAGTAGCTGCCGTTGAGGGTAAAGTTACCTCTCTTCAGAATGGTATAAATACTTTAACACCAAAGGTTACTGCTAATGAAAATAACATTAGAAATAATACTAATGCTATCAACAGTTTGAGAGGCAGCTCTGTTAATCTTACAGCTATGGAGGATATGCTGTCCTATGGTGTGAGATTTAAAACTTTAGATAAGATAGAAAGAGTAGGTAACTCAACTCTGTCTTACACTCTTCCTGTGCATAATACTTTGAGAAATTGTATGATAGCAGGTGGTAGTCCTTATGCTTCTATGAGAGGTAATCCTTATTACATGGGAGAGAGCGCTTATGATGAAAATTTTTCAGAAGGAGATACTTGTGTAATATGGCAATCTTTTTATTATAAAGTGAAAGTAGATAATACGGGTACTTTAGAAATAAGGCTGTCTTTATATCCTATTAGTGATGAATACCAACTATTTCCTATGGGGTATGTTGGAGCATTCTTTAATAGTATTTCTAAAAAATATAATAAGAACTTAATCTACCCAGATAAGAAAGTTTTGGTAGGTTCTCACGATTCTAAGAATTGTGAGATATATGGAAAAGTAGAAGCAACTCCTACGGATAACAATTTTTCAGAGAAAGATTGTTTTATTACAAGACTTGACCCTAATTTACATTATGAGTATGCTTATAATAAAAACAGGACTATTTCTTTACATGAATATATTGTTCTTTTTTGGTTATTACCTTTAACTGATAGGTGTACTCTAAAACTCTATGAGTTTCCTGATGACCCTACAAAGTTGCACACAATAACAGGTTTAGGGTATGCTTTCAAAAATGAGTATATTGCTAATAATTCTATATTGTATAGTGCTCTCTCAACTTCTTTAGTAAATACCTTGATTTACACAGGTCTTCTGTTAGAGAGAAAACAAATAAATCCTACTACTTGGAAAGTAGACCATAATCTATTATATAGAGGAATTTGTAAGCCTTGGAGTGCTATACCTACTAAAATCAAACAATTAGTAATACTTCAAGATGATAAGAGAACTTTAAGAATTTATCCTCATCCTGTTGCTAATGGTTTAAATTACTATAAAGGAACATTAAATGGATTATATATTGATATACCTGTTAGGAAGGGAATTTCTTATTATAACAAATTTAAGGTTTATAATTTAGGTAATAAATTAAAGTTCCTATTTATAGACTTTGATGCTCCTTGCACTAAGAATGAAGCTATCTGTGTAGTAAAGATGGATGACTTCTCAACCTTTACGGATAAAATAGTTAACTTCTTTATAGGAGGCTTTTTACCTGATTCTATAGGTCTTGCTTTTAACATGCAATTCTTAATGGATGATACTATTATAAGAGGTGAAAGAATTGCAGGTGATTTAGATGGGTCTGCTTTTACTTATAAAAATGCTGAATAACATGAGGTACTTAAATTTAAAAACATTATATGTTACTTTCTTTATAGTAACTATGATAGTATGTATAGCAGGTTATAAGGAATATCACTATTATAAGAGTGAATACAAAAGAGCTGTTATCACTATTAAAGCTATGCAGGCAGAGCAAGATTCTCTGCCTGATAAAGCTAAGATGTATGAGTTAAAAGTAAGAGAGCTTAAGAATGCCAATGATTATATATCAAAGGAATTGTTAAGCACTATGAAGCAACTAAAGGTTAAACCTAAATCTTTAGTCAGCTATAGTTATTTAAAGACAACTATCACTAAAGTAGACACACTACATTTAAGAGATACTATCTTTAAGAATAATACAAAGATAGACACTACATTAAATAATGAATGGTATAGACTTAAACTTAGTTTACATTATCCAAATGCTTTAGTAGTAAGTCCTTACTTTAAGAGTGAGAAATATATTATTACTTTTGCAAGGAAAGAGACTATTGAGCCTCCTAAGAAGTTTTTCTTATTAAGGTGGTTTCAAAAGAAACATACTGTGATTAATGTGGAGGTGAAGGAAAGAAATCCTTACATTAAATCAGATAGTAATAGATTTGTAACTATAGTGAAGTAATATGGATAAGACAATAGAAGTAATCATAAATAGTGCAAGAAAAGTCTATAAATTCCTTGTAGGTATTTCTCTTAAGAATTTCTTTAAGGTAGTTTTGTACATTGTAATTATCTTAGGAATTTATACTTTATTCTCAATCTTTAATAGAGATATTAGCTTAAAGAACTATACCCCTGTGATTAAGAATATTACTAAGGAAGCAGTAGTAGATGCTGCTGAAGATGTAGATTCTGTAAGAGTAAGGAATAAGATGAAAGAAGCCATCTTAAGTGATGAGATTGAGGATAATCTAAATGATATATCTTACAATATCCTAAAGGCTTTAGATGCTGACAGATGCCTTATCTCTTTATTTCACAATGGTAAATATACTTCAGGAAATATAGACTTTAAGTATATGGATGAAGGCTATGAGAAGGTATCAAAGAAAAGAAATATCAGTAAGATTACAGGATATTACAGAGACCCTTCAAAGAGATATGTAGATATTCCTACAAGAGATTTAGGTATTTATAGATACCTAAGAGAAAACAAAGATAATTTTTGGGCAGGTAGTGCTAAAGATTTATACAAGATAGATGAAGACTATTCTTTAAGGATGAGGGAGGCAGAAGTAGGATATAAAGCTATGTATTTTGTACATGAAGATAACCTTCCTTTATCTATTATCTCTGTAGCTTGGAAAGAGAATAATTTAAAGTACAGACCTGACAGTATTACTATTTACAAAATATTAAAAGAGTGGGCTGTTGAAGCTAAGCCCTACTTATATATTTACGCATACAATAAAATTTATAAATAATGAATATTGAAGTAAAAAGAATTGCTTTAAAGGATACCTATACAATAGGTAAACTTTATATTGACGGTGCTTATTTCTGTGATACTTTAGAAGATAAGGATAGGGGTCTTGAAGAGAACATGCCTATAGAGAAGATAATGTTCTTAAAGAAGCCTCATATCACTGCTATTCCTACAGGGACTTATACTGTTATTTTAAATTACAGTAATAGGTTTAAAAGAATCATGCCTTTAGTGATGAATGTGAAAGGCTTTGCAGGGATTAGAATCCATGCAGGTAATACTTCAGAAGATACAGATGGTTGTATCTTAGTAGGAGAGAATAAAGCTAAAGGAAAAGTACTTAATAGTAAAGATACTTATAATAGGCTTTTAGAGAGAATCAAAAGTGCTGATAAGGTATATCTGACTGTAAGCTATTAGTTTTATCATAAGCATCTATTAGTGATAATATGTGACATAAATTTTAACAATAAAATAACATTTAATTTTGTAATAAATTTAAAAGACTATGGGAGAATTTGTTTTAAATGATTCAGCTTTTACAGATGCTTCTGTATTATTTGGCAATAATACGGAAGAGAAAGTTGATGATACTACTGATAACAGTGGTAAGCAAGTGGAGGAAGAGAAGTCTAATGATGAAGTAAAAAACACTACCGAGGTTATAGAGACTGCTGAAAATTTGTTTGGCGAGGATAGTAAACCAAAGAGCGTAGGTGGTGAAGAGAATAAAAAAGATATTGAAGAGCCGTCTTCTCAAAAAGAGGATGTTTCTCCCAATAACAATTTTGTCTCTTCCTTTGCCAAGGCTATGAGGGAAGACGGCTATCTTCAAAACTTAGATGAAGAGACTTTAAATGGTATCAAAGATGCTCAAAGTATGGCAGAAGCTATTGAGAAAGAAGTAACTGCAAGACTTACTGAAGAGCAGAAGAGAATCAAAGAAGCTCTTGATTATGGTATTCCACAGGAATCTATTCAGAATTATACTAACATCATTAATAACTTAAATAGTATTGATGAAGATAGAATAAATGCTGAAACAGATGAAGGGCAGAATATTAGAGCTAACCTCATCTATCAGGACTTTATTAACAAAGGTATTTCTGAAGAAAAAGCAAAGACTTTAACTAAAAGAAGTATTGATGCAGGTACTGACAAAGAGGATGCTAAGGATGCTCTTGAAAGTGTTAAACAGTTCTATCAGAATAAGTATGATAGTACTGTTAATGAAGCTAAGGAAAAAGAGAAAGAAGCTCAAGCAAAAGTAAAGAAAGAGGCTGAAGAGTTTAAGAAATCTCTTTTAGAAAGTAAAGAAGTATTTAATGGTATTCAGTTAGATGCTCCTACAAGGCAGAAAGCCTATGAAGTGATGACTAAGATTGTAGGGAAAGATACTGAAGGAAACCCTGTTACTAAGGTACAGCAATATGCTGATGAACACCCTGTAGAGTTTAGAAAAGCTTTAGGTGTTCTCTTTACTTTAACCAATGGCTTTGAGAGCTTAGATGGAATTATAAACAAACAAGTTAAAAAGCAAGTGAAATCTCGTCTTAGTGATTTTGAAACAAAGTTAAGTACATCGCCCATGGGTGGTAGTTTGGCTTATGCTGAAGGTGATAGAGGTAATGGCCTTAATGATGTGATGAAAAACGATGGATGGTTACTTGATAATAGTAAGTATTAATTAAATTTTAAATTGAATTATGGCTGGTAAATTAGGTAAATTTCAGACACTCGGATTTACAGGTTGGACAGGTTTAACCTCTGATAATCACTTAGGAGCTATGTTCCAAAAACAACCTCAAAGAGCTTCTGACATTATGATTAGATTGCTTGCAGCAAATAGAGGTAACACCTTGGAGACTTTCCTGAATCAATTCCCTACTAAGGAGTTTGATGATGATACAGAGTATTTTTGGAATGTCTTAGGCTCTTCTAAGAAGAATGTACCTCTGATTGAAGCAAGAGAGCAGGATGGTACTACTGTTGTAGTAGCAGGTGGTAACAATGTAGGTGTTGGTGGTTCTGACTTCTACTTGGTATTTCCTGAAGATTGGTTCCCTGATGGTACAGTGATTGGTGGTAATCTTAATGAGGCTTATCCTATTAGAGTGAAGGGTAGTGCAAGATTTGAAGGTACTAATGCTGTCTATTGCTGTGAGTTGATGGGTGGTATTACAGAAGGTATTCCTGCTGAAAGACTGCTTGCTGGTGAGAGATTCTCTATTGAATATACTCCTGTAGAGGCAGAGCTTTCAAGAAAGGTTGGTGATATTCATTTTACTACTCCTGTAGCTATGAGAAATGGTTGGACGACTATCAGACTTTCTCATAAGGTAGCAGGTAATAAGATGAATAGAAAACTTGCCTTTGGTATTCCTATGGTTAAGCAGGATGCAAGTGGTAATCAGGTTAAGGATAATTCAAACATGTGGATGCACTATGTGGATTGGCAGTTTGAAACAGAGTTCCAAGACCAAAAGAACACTGCTATGGCCTTTGGTAGATGTAACAGAAATGCCAATGGTGAGTATCTTAACTTTGGTAAGTCAGGTAATGTGATTAGAATGGGTGCTGGTATCTTTGAGCAATCAGAGGTAGCTAATGCTATGTATTACAATGACACTACTACTGTTATGAAGTTGATTATCAATGCTTTGTCAGAACTCTCTGAAGGTAAGCTAAACTTTGCTAATAGAAAGTTTGTCATTAATACAGGTGAGAGAGGTGCTCTTATCTTTAATAGAGAGGCTAAGAAGGAGACTTCAGGATGGATGCCTATCTTCACTCATAGTGATGGTAATCCTGCTGCTGTTTCTAAGGTAGCTTCAAAGTTTGCTCCTACGAATGCTGTTAGAATTACTGACTATCAGGTTACTGAATGGCAGGCTCCTAATGGTGTTTATGTAAAACTTAATGTAGACCCCTTCTATGATGATAAGGTAAGAAATAAAATCTTACATCCTGAAGGTGGTGTTGCCTTTAGTTATAGATTTGATATTTGGTATATTGGTGCAGACGAGGAAACTCCTAATATCCAAAAGACAGCTATTAAGGGTGACTATGAGGTAAGAGGTTATGAATCAGGATTTAGAAATCCTTTCACAGGTGAAAGAAACATCAACAACATGAGCTATTCAGAAGATTCTGCAACTGTTCATAAGATGGCTACTTTCGGTACTATTGTTTATGACCCCACGAAGACCATGGCTATTATACCTAGTATTTTAGCTTCTTAATATATCAACTATCAACCTTGAGGGTATTTAATTATACCCTCGAGGTACTTTTAATTTAAATAATAATATTATAGGGAGAATAATAAATGGAAGAGACTAAGAAGAAAGGCAAAAAGCCTAAAGAAATTGAAGAAACTGTAGTACAAGAAGATATGGCAGAAGTATATACAGAGCAAGAGGAAGTAAAGGAAAACCCTTTGAGAAATGAAAGAGTTATTGTAAAGCACGTTCCTAAAGAATCTGCCTTAATTCATAACCCCAAGCATATTAACTATGGTGGTATGTCTGAAGAGGCTTCACGATGGTTTACTGTTCCTATGCTTAGGTCAGGGCAATTAGTAGATGTGCTTACTAAGACTGAAAAATCATTCTTAGAGAAGGCTATGGGGCTTGAAGATAACGCTCTCTCTGTATATAGAAAGAAGGATAACTTTTGGAAGAATTTCTTTGTAAGACTACAGAAGCAGGATAACTACTTAGATTTAAGTGTTCCTGAAGATTATATCAAATATAAGGTACTGTTGGCTAACAAGGACTTTATTGCTCCTTCTTTAGATATGCTTCAGAATAGACCTAAAGCTACTTATGAGTTTGTTATCTTACATGAGACAGAAGAAGCAAAAGCCAATAAGAAGAGAGTGAATGCCACTGTTGCTGCTTATAAGGAGTTTGGTAAGATTGAAGATGATAAACATAAGATGAGATTTATCTTAGAAATGGCAGAAGGAAAACCCTATGCTGTAAATACCTCTTCAGACGTCTTATCTGATAAGATTGATAAACTTATCAAGGCAGATGCTAAGCTCTTCTTAAGGATTGTAGAAGACCCCATGTTCTACTCTAAACTGCTTATTAAGAGAGGCGCAGAAGTAGGAGCTATCATTGTAAGAAATGGTTTTTTCTTTACTGTTGATGGTAAACCTTTATGTGATAAGGGTGATGCTATTCTCTCAGTAGCTGCTGCTTATATCAATAAGCCTGTCAATCAAACATTGAAGATGTTTATTGAGGCTAAGATTAATGAGTTTGATAAATAATAATATATTATGACCAAAGAGGAATTTTATCAGGAGTTTAATGTTCTATATAACAACATCAATAGTAATGTTGTTACAGGGCTGTCTTCTTATGAAATATCAGTATTCCTTACTAAAGGCCAAGAGCAATTAGTTAAGGAGTACTTCAATCCTCTTGGGAATAAGTATAAACAAGGTTATGATGACAGTGCTAAGAGACAGATAGATTTTGTTAATCTTACTTCCTATATAGAAGCACCTGCATCAGCTTTTCCTCAAACTATAGACAGTAGAGCTATTGCTTTTGTATTACCACAAGACTTACTTTTCATTATTAATGAGAAGTTAAAGATAGTATATACCTATAAGGAAGGTAATACCAATAAGACACTCACAAAAGAAGCTGTTATTTTACCTATTACCAATAGTGACTATAACAGATTGATGTCTAAACCTTTTGGAGAGCCCTTAAGAAAGCAGGCGTGGAGACTGTTACAGAATAACCAAAGAAATGCTGCTTATGTTATTCCCAATATCTTTTACAGGTTGAAAGATGCTTCTTTCAACACTACTTATGGGGTGGTTCTTAAATCTAACATCTCCTATTTAACAGGACCTGTTTACACTTACAAGTTAAAATATATCAGAAAACCGAGACCTATTATTGTAGAGCCTTTAGTAGGAGAATATCAAGGTTTGACTATTGATGGTAAGGTAGGCAATGAGCCTATTTACAATGGTACTTCTCCTTGTGAGTTAAATGAAGAAATACATAGAGAGATAGTACAAAGAGCTGTGGAAATAGCAAAGGGTTCTTACCCTGCTGATAATACACAGATTATAACACAGTTAGGAGAAAGGAGTGAATAATGAATTACTTAGAGTTTAGCACAGCTTTTGATACTTTAGTAAACAGTTATGATAAGACTGCTTTATCCTCTTCTATTCAGGATTTAAAGTTCTCTGAATATGAGAAATCTGTGTTCCTTACAGAAGCTCAAAATGACTTAGTAAGGGATTATTATAGTGGTGAAAGTATTCACCGAGAGCCTTTTGAAGGTAATGAGTACTTAAGGGAATCTTTGATTACCTTAATTAAACAAGGGAATGGTGTAAAGGCAGAGCCTGCTATACAGGCTAATGCTTTTAAGAAGAGCACTGTCTTCAAGAGACCTGATGACTGTTGGTATATTATAGCTGAACAAGCTGTATTAGGAGATATGGAAGATAAATGTCTTAGTGGGAAAGTAATGGATGTCACACCTGTAAGACATGATGATATCAATATAGTGATTAAGAACCCTTTCAAGGGTGCAAGTAAAACGAGAGTATTAAGGCTTGATTTAGGAGAATCTTTTTCAGAGTTAATTTCTACCTACCCAATTTCAGAGTATATCATTAGATATATAATGAAACCTACACCTATCATATTAACTCCTTTAGAAGATTTGACTATTGAAGGCTACTCTAATATAATGGACTGCAAACTGCATACTTCCGTCCATGATACTATCTTAAAGATGGCTGTCAGTGCAGCTATTAAGAGTAGAATGATAGGAGTAGTTGCAAATGCTTCCTAATGTTTAATTTATAAATTATACAAGTATGTTTTCAATTCATCAAGTTAGAAACTTTTATGTAGCTAATGCTGTGGGTGCAGATAATGCCGCTCCTGCAACTTTAGGAGAGCTTACAGTATGTGGTGTTGCTGGCAAGTCCCTCTACTTTAAGCAGAAAGGGCATGGTGGTGTAGTAGCAAGTGATAAGATTAATCCTGCTAATATCCTCTATGCTAAGAAGACTGTAGCTGCTAATCTTAATACTAAACTGAATTCTGTTAATGCTAAGATTGTCACAGTAGCTGTTGGTCAGACTTATATTATCAAGGTACATCTTCAAAACTATATTGGAGGTGGTGCAGGTGATACCGCTGTAAGATTAGGAGCTTATACTGCTGTTACAGGTGATACTGCTGCTATCATTGCAGATAAGTTAGGTAAGTCTTTAGAGCTTAACACCAAGAGAGAGAACATTATCAAGGTAACTGTTACTACAGATACTATTAATATTGCAGAGGTTGAGCAACCTTGGCAAAGAGGTAAATTCCCTGTAGCTGTTATGCCTGTTATGGTTAGTGTAGCACCTATCCTTTCAAATGGTGTAGAGACCACCGCATGGGCAACTATCACTAAGGGGGCTTCAACTGCTGCCAATGATGCTGCCAAGAAGATTGCAGACCTTGAATATTTCTGCATGGGTACAAGAGGTGATGAGTATAGAGATATGGGTTATCCTAATAACTTTGACACTCAATACTTGACAGACCTCAATGCTACCTATGATGTAGTTACCATTCACTATTTTGATGAGGGTGAGTGCATGGATTCAGGTAAGTCTGAAAAGGATATTCAGATAGCTGTTCCTACTGCTAAGACTACTGCATTTATTGCGAGTATTAATGCTATGACAGGTGCTGCTGCTGGTAGTCCTGCTCATTTGGATTAATGTTAGTATAAAAGTATTGTGTTTTAGTTTCATATAAGGAGGGTTTCATGACCCTCCTTTATTGTTTAAACATTAAATTGTTATTATTATGATGGTAGATTTCCTTGAATGTAGGATGACTTGGGGAGGTGAGAAAGCTATTATTGATGTGAAAGTCAAAAATAAGCCTTACCTCTCAAACATCACTATTAAAGATTTTAAGATAGATAATCAAGATACCTTTATAGAGGCTGGACCATCGTCTACTGCTGTCAAGGTAGCAGACTTTGATGCTTTTACTTTAAAGGTAGCAAGTGTCTCTTTTAGCCTGAAAGACTATAAAGAAAAATTACATAAAGATGATTTACTCTTTGTATGGGTAACTCTCAAAGGAACCCCTTCTCCTAATACTCCTTGTGGGGAAGATGTGATGACAGCCTTATGTGTACTCTATGATGAAGAGATACCTTTTAAGTTAGGTATGGGTTATATCAAAGATTTATCTTTAGATTGTGAAGTACCTATGGGTTATGAGAATTGGTTATTACTATATAATGCTTTTAAGTTAGCTTTAGATACAGGGAACTATATGCTGGCTATAGAGCTATGGAAAAAACTCAAAGGTATAGCCCCTGAAAGTAGTAAGATTAAAGGATGTGGTTGTCATGGATAATATTAAATTATTAATTACACAAGGTCTGTCTTCTTATTACCAGACCTTGAAGTATTATGGATATAAGAGAAGAGTAGGCTATATTAACCTACTTAGACTTTTGCTTACCTATAGGTTTTATGAAGATTATGAGGCTTTTCTCTCTCCTGAAGAGGAAAGTACCTTTAGAAGAGTATTTGCTTGTATGACTTCACAGGATTGTATGTTAAATAACCCTGTAAAGCATAATCCTTCCTATACTTATAAGTATAATGTATATCCTGTAGGAGAGAATAAAAGAGAGTTTAGGAGTTATCTTCATACATAAGTTCTATTAAATCTATCATAACCTTTGCTTATATATTTGTTTTAAGTATATTTGCAAAGGTTATTTATTAATATTACTGTAATGAAATACAAAGAATTATTATACATGATTAATGATGAGCTAAAGAATATAAGTGATGATGCTTATTTTACTTTAGATCACATCAGATTTCTATGTAATAAATATAGGGCTAAGATATTAAAGATGGAATATGATACAAAGGCTCCTAAACCTATATCAGAAGCTAATTATCAGACCATCTGTCTCACTTTAGAACCCGTGAATAACAATGTACCTTGTGAGGATAAAACTCTCCTTAAAAGTAAAGAGGAAATTCCTCCTATTATTAAAGGGTTTGGAGAGCCTATGATATATCCTATAGACTTTTACAATGATGATAGGATAGCTTATATCAGTAGGAATAGAATGAAATATGTAGGGTATAATAAATGGTTAAAGAATATCATTTATTGCAGTTTACATCCTGATGGCCATTTGTATTTTACATCAGGAAATCCTCAATTCTCTATGTTAGAGAGTGCAAGCATTACTGCTATATTTGAAGATGCTGATAAGGCTTCAGATTTAGCCAATAGATGTAATGGAGAAGACTGTGATATCTTAGAGAGGGAATATCCCTTAGAAGATAATCAGGTGAATAACTTAATTCAGTTAGTGGTAAGAGAACTCACTGCTGCTATTTATAAACCTGAAGATAGTGAGAATAATGCTTCAGATGATATGTCAGATATGATGACTTTCATTAGAAGGAATATGAAGAACAGCTTACAACAGCAGATAGAAGGATAGTATGGAAGAGATAGATAAAGAGGCTTTACGTCAGTTTAGGTCTACAAGAAAAGGGTGTAGGCCTAAAAATAAAGCCCATAACTGTTATAGGTATAAAGATTATCACAGACATTATAAGACGCTGATTCCTGATAATAAGCCTGAATATAATATGAATAGAGAGAAATTCAGGGTTATCATGAATAGGATGTTAATGTTGCAAAGAGAGTATATCATTCAAGGTGGTGTTCTTAAATTACCTTATGGAATGGGTAATGTAAGAATTATCAAAGTAGACCTTACTCCTGAAATAAAGAATGGTAGACTGATTAATAGAAAGATAATTAATTGGGGAGCAACTACTGAACTTTGGTTTAAAGATGAGGAAGCAAGAAAGAATAGAGTATTTGTGTATTTTGATACCAACTGTACACATACTATTTATTTATGTAAAGCTCATCGTGCTAATCTAAAGTTTAAACTCTTTGCAATGTTTCATGCTGCTACTTCTTTTAAATATGCTTTAAGTGCGGCTATTAAGAATGGAATGGAATATCCTTTAAATAAACATAGTTATGATAGACAAGCTCGAATATACTAATATAAGAGAGGTGATAAGTAGGGTGCTAAGGCATCCTATGCTTCAGGATTTTAATTTAGAAGCAGCTATACAATATGCTGTAGACTTTATTAGAATTATGGGTTTACCTGTTATCTATGAAGATAGAAATGATACTATCGATATTAAAGATTATAGAGGCAAACTACCTTGTAAGGTTATACAGGTTATTCAGGTAAGAGAGTATTGCAGTAAGAGGTTCCTAAGAGCAATGACAGATACTTTCAATGAAAAACAGAATCATATAGAAAGTGAGTTATCTTTTAAGATACAAGGGGATATCATCTATACTTCCTTTAAGGAAGGTAAGATTGAGATAGCTTATAAAACTATGAAGACAGATGAAGAAGGACTACCTTTAATTCCTGATGATACTGTCTTTATGAGAGCTTTAGAGTTGTATATTAGATTACAATGCTTTACTACACTCTTTGAATGTGGTAAGTTAGCATCTATGGCTATCTTACAGAACATACAACAGCAATATTATTTTGCTGCTGGTCAAGTAAGTAACAGGTATAAGATGCTTTCTTTAAGCGAAATGCAAAGTATCACAAGTATGTTACATAGGTTATTACCTAATAACACAGAGTTTAGTAGAGGGTTTAAGACATTAGGAGATACTGAATATATTAAACAACATCAAGGATGAATAAGAAAGATTTACATGTTATCTTAGGTTTAGACAGGGATAGTGCTGAATCTAAGATTAAGACAGATTCAGCTGTAGATGCTTTAAATATAAGAATTACCACAAGGGATGATAGTAATCATGGTTATATTATTCACAATGAGAAAGGTACATTAAAGTTAACTCCAAGTTGGGAAGATATTAATTTTAAAAATACTTGTACAGAAGAAGAGTTTGGGTATCTTGATAAGACCACTATTCCTTTTGTAATAGTAGGATATACTGTCTTAAATAACCATCTTATACTCTTTTTAGATTGTAAACAAAACATGATTACTTCTACTTATGATAGTATGATTATGCGTTATACTTTTACAAAGGATAATGATGTTACTACCATAAAAAGAATGGTTCTGTATAGAGGTAACTTAGGGTTTAATTATTTACATCCTATAGAAGCTATAGGGGTATATGAGAAAGATAACCTACAAAAAGTCTATTGGGTAGATGGTATTCATCAGACAAGAATGTTAAATATTGCTGTGAATAAAGAGTATGACAGTGCTACCACTCATATAGATTTTGCTCCTGAAGTAGCTCTTAAGCATACCATGGAAGTTATTAAAAATAACACAGGAGGTTCTTTTTCAGCAGGTACTGTGCAATATGCTTTTTCCTATTTTAATAAGTTCCATCAGGAATCAAAGATAGTAGAACAGTCTCCTTTATATTATCTCTCTCCTAAGAATAGAGGTTTAAAGGCAGATACTGTCAGCAACTGTTCTTTCCATATTAACTTAAAAGGATTAGATACTACCTTTGATTATGTGAGATTATATGCTATTGTAAGAAGTTCAGAGAATGCTACTCTACAGTGTAGGGTAGTAGGGGATTATAATATCCCTAAAGTAAGTACTACCCATCAGTTAAGTGCTAAGCATCTACTTCCCAAAGACCCTCATAACACTAATAAAAGAAAAACTATATTAGATACTAACCTTGATAATATCAAGATGTTAGACCTTCTTACAGGAAATATAGATGATTTCAATCATTATAATCCACAGGAATCTTCTACATCTATCTTAGGAGGTTCTTATCTTGAAACAGATTTCTATTTTAATAGAACTGATTTAGGAGACAGGTATGTGTTATATGATACTTCTTCAAATACTATTTATTATCCTGATAGCCAAGGATTAAATCTTACAGTTTATGCTCCTTCAGGAAGTACTGTAAAGAAAGCTACTTATGTACAAGCAGAGTATAGTGCCCCTTATATCAAGACTACTACAAAAGGTAGTATCACTATTGTAGACACAGGTACTTATGGACATACTATTGATGCTACTGCTTTACTCTTTATAGGGGGAGAGAATTTTATAGCTAAGCATATAGCACAAAAAGATAATACTTTATTCTTAGGGAACATAAAACAAGTTAAGAAGTTGATAGGGACTATACCTGTTAATAAGGTTCCCTTGCAGGATTATACAACCTTACAACTTAATACCAATAAGAATGAAGTTTTACCTGCTGTTATAGGTTATGAAGGTGTTTTAGATAAAACATCCTATAATCCTTCTGATAGACTATTTGGTAATTATGATGTTGACAACAACAGAAGTAGTTATGCTGTTAAGAGATTTAAGTTTGGAGAGAATTACAGATTAGGCTATATAGCTCAATATAAAGATGGTTCTTGGTCTGATGTTCTTTATTTAGGAGATTATGACCAAACACAAGTACCTGTATTACATGCTGAAAATACAGCAGATTACTCTGTCACTTATAGTACAGGCACATGGAAATATAAGTTAGATACTGATACTATAGTGGCTCTTAAGACCGCAGGGTTTAGAAGGGTGGCCCCCGTAGCAGTATATCCTTTAATGTCTGATAGAAAAGTTATCTGTCAAGGGTTATTATCTCCTACTGTGTATAATGTAAAGGACAGGATGACTAACTCTCCTTATGCACAGGCTTCGTGGTATTTCAGATTTACAAATGAGAATTATATCAATGCTCATAATGGCTATCATAGTGTGAATAGTGTAGAGAGACATAATATGTCACTGACAGCACCTGTAGGTTTATTTGGAGGGAATGATGAAATACAGAATAACTTTGAGCCTTATCTTATTTTTCCTTATATAGAATATAAAGATAATGGTACTGTAAAGAAGTTAGAGAATAGTAAGTTTGCAGAGTATTTTAAAGAGTACTTTTATTTAGATTGTAATATCCTTACTTTTAATTCTCCCGAAATAGAAGTAGGAGAAGAGTTAAAAGAATCAGATTTTGAGAATTGTTCTTTGAGAATTATAGGAGCTACTAATATCAGTAATCCATTACCTATTAGAATGACAGGGGATAATGCTGATAAGAAGTTGCAGAAAGAATTAAATTACTCTACAAATATCTACTGCACTACTAAGAGTGTAGGTCTTAATAAGGATGCACAGTTTTTAAAGGATGTAGACTTTACAAGATATGCAGGTGGTTATTATGTTGATAGTCAAGTAGATGTGTATGATTCTGAAAACCTTACTCCTTTTAAAGGACAGAGTATTTTATATGGTTGGAAAGTATACCCTTGGCATAGAAATGGGTCTTTAAATAATCAAGATAGTTTAACTTCAGGACAGCTGAAGAATGCTTGGAGAAGGACTGCTGAATTACAATATAAGAAATGGGCTAATATCTATTATGGTTGTACAGAGTATTTTGATGAGATACAAAGAATAGACGATAACTATAATGAATATTCATCTGTAGAGCCAGCAGCTACTATTAACACTAAGAGTGCTATGAATGTAGCTATTGAGACCCCACAGTTATTTAATTCTGACCAAGTAGAGCTTATTAAAATTAATACTTCAGGAGGTATTAATAAAACTCTTCTTTATTATGGTAACATAGATAAGGTGCTTACCTATAACAATATAGACTTATCATCTTATGAGTTTGTTACTAAGTCTTATAAGACATTATCAACAGAAAAGAGAGATTTAACCTGTCATGGTTCTAATAAAGCACAGGGTTATCCTATTAAGTTTGAATGGTTTAAAGTTCCTGATAATGGTGCTCCTACAGTAGACCCCTTTGCTACAGCTTTATCAGCAGCAGATTATTGGATATTGAATAACCATCAATATACTTTTAATGAGATACTCAATCATGGTATCTTCATTGATAGTAACTCCATGACTTGGTGGGAGAATAACCAACTGCAATTAAAGAATGGTAATAACCATTCCTTTGGAGAATTCACAAGAACAGAAATTTTTAATGTTGATTCAGGTGTATGGTCAAGAGACCCTATCTCTATGAAATATAAGAGTACTCCACATCTTGTATTGAAATTCAAAGATAACGGTAAATACAGCTTTTATCTTAGAACAGCTACCGAAGATATGGTATGGGAAGATAAACATAGCAACTTTTGGGAAGATGAAAACACTAAGAAGACTTATGTAGGTGTAGGGAATGATATTAAATATGCAGGACTATACATTGGGGAACTCTATAGAGTATTTACCAAAGAAGAGTTAGATGCAAGGTTTGGGGGAAACAGTAAGGAAGCTATTGCAAATAATATATGGCATAGATGTGGGGATGCTGTAGACTTGGATGCTCCAAGCGTAGAGATTGTGTTTAAAGAAGGTGATACTTATTTAGAGAGATATGACTGTTTAAAGACTAAACCTTTCACCAATGAAGACCCTAATTCTATCATTGAGATATTATCAACAGAAGTAGAATCAAGGGTACATTTGGATGAGAGAGTAGATAGAAACAGGTTCTTAAAAGATAATACTTTTATCAATGCACAGAACTTTAATCAGTTTAATCTTTTAGGATATAATCAGAGTAATAACTATTTTACCTACGCTTACTTAGATACTGATAAATACAGTACCCCTTATTTCCCTAATATGATTACATGGTCTTTAGAGAAAGTATTAGGAGAAGAGATAGATAAATGGTGTTCTATTGATTTGACCAATACCATAGACTTAGAAGGGAATAAAGGAGAAAATACTGCTATCAGAACCTTTAATAGTGAGTTATATGCTTTTCAAGATAATGGAATAGCACAGCTATTATTTAATTCAAGAGTGCAGATTCCTACATCTGATGGGCAGCCTATTGAGATTACCAATGGTCTTAAGATGCAAGGTTTAAGATATATCTCAAATACCATAGGATGTATTAATAAATACAGTATTTGTTCTACTCCTAAAGGTCTGTACTTCTTAGATAGTAACAGCAGATATTTATATAGATTAGGTAATGGTATGGAGAATATCTCCATAGCTAAAGGAATGTCTTCCTATTTTAAAGATATGAATAATTTCAATTTGAGTAATTACAATTTTTTTAATTATATCTTTGAAGATACCTATGATGTGGCTTTATACTATGATGAGGTATATAGTGATATTTATATTGTAGGAAATAAAGAAGCACTGTGCTACTCTGAAATATTAGAGCGGTTTACTTCAAGATTCTCCTATGGCACTACTTCTTTCTTAGGAAATATCTTAGACAGTACTTTTGCTATTTATGGTACTGATATGTATGAATGCTTCAAAGGCGAATATAATAATATCTATGATGTTATCAGACCTTTCAGTATCTCTTTTATTTCAAATGATAACTCTATCTATAACAAGGTATTCAACACTTTAGATATTAGAAGTTATTATGCAGATAAGACTAATGATATGAATAAAGAGAATGTGGAAGATTATGATAAGAAGACATTTGACAGTGTAGAGATAACTACTGAAAGACAACATTCTTCAGCAGTACTTAAATGGGTAAGGAATCATCCTTCAAATCTTCAAAAGAAGTTTAATGTATGGAATGTTATCCTGCCAAGAGACAGTAGGAAGAATAATGGTAAACTACTCAATTATCATTTAAATAGAATGAATGGAACATGGGCAGAGATAACCCTTTCTTCCTCTCAAATGAATAACATGAATATGGGTAAGTTTACTTTGCATGATATAGGAGTAAATTATAATATCTAAAATGAATATAAAAGACTATCCCAATAAGAATTTTACTTATTGGGATATTTCTTTTTCTTGTAAAAGATTGGTATAAATGTTTATTATAGCTATTTTTGTAACCATAAAGTAGTAGAAATAATATGAACACTAATAATATTAATAATAACTCTTTACAGCAATTTCAGAATTACTCTAATAGCCTTATAGGGAACATGGGTAGTGGTAGCCTGTCAGGAGGTACTAACAGCTTTGTAGGTAATTCAGGATTACAGATGTTTAATGGTACTGCCAATACCAATTATGACAGTACCTTTAACTTTGGTAATATGTTTAGAAATGCAGGACTAAACAGTGCTACTACTAATAGCAATAATAACCCTTTAGGTTCTTTAGGTTCCATGTTCTCTAATTCTAATGGTGGTGGAGATATCATGGGGATAGCTTTAGCTGCTGATACTATGGGGGGAAACATAGCTAAGATGGTAGCTAATGGAAGAGAATCAAAAGTAGGAAATATTATTAGTGCTATACCAGGGCTTTCAACATTAGGTGGTGTTATTAACACCATGTTTGGCAGTAAGTTAAATACAGATTTTATCCATGCAACAGAAGCTAAAGCAAAGGCTTTAAGAAACTTCACTTCAGAAGCCACTACCAACGATAGCCTATTGGCAGACTTTGCTAATAATGCTATTATGACTAATGTTATTAAATCTGAAGTAGGTAAAGATGGTTGGTTCTCTCATAAAGCAAGAAGAAAGACCAATGCTTTAAATACAATGATTGATGGTGCTAACAGTGATTATTTCAACTCTATCCTCCATACAGCAGATAATGTAGATAGTTTAAATGATGTAAGGGTTATGACAAACTATATGGCTAATGGTGGTAGTTTAAACCATGTGTTAGCTTCAGGAGGTGATGTATGGAAAGCAGGAGTAACTAAAGCTAAAGATATTATCAGAAGGAATGAAGGGTGGAGAAGTGCTACTTATAAAGACCATTTAGGGAATGCCACTATTGGTTATGGATTTACAAATGCAGGGTTTAGAGAAAGATATAAGGATGGTATCACAAATAGTTATCCTCATGGAATGTCTAAACAGCAAGCAGAACAAGAGTTAGATTGGTATTTAAATAGGGCAGCTTCTACGCTAAGAAATACTTATGGTGATACTCCTTTAAATGCTAATCAGGTAGCTGCTATTTTAGATACCTATTATCAAAGTCCTATAGCTGTAAGTAGGGGGTCAAGATTTCATAAGGCTGTAATGGCAGGAGATAAGAATGCTGTTAACTACTTAGGGGTAAAAGGATATGATAAAAGAAATAACATTAGGAAAAGTGTATATGCAGGTGGTAACTACAATCTACCTAAAGTAAATACACAGCAAGTAGCTGTTCCTGATGCTTTAAGGGTGGCTAAGCCACCTATGAATATGCCTATAGAGAATGAGGAATTTAAATCATTACCTGTCCCTGACTTCAATGTTAAGAGAGGTAATATAGATTTTAATATCTCTCCTTCACAGAAGTCTATTATACCTACTATACCTACATTCAATAAAAGTAATGTAGATTTAAATACTCTTAGTAACTATATTCAAAGACCACAATCTCCTATTATCTCTACTATTCCTTCAGTAGAATCTATTTTAGAGAGTTACAATATGGGAGACCTAAATACTTATGCTGATGGGGGTAGTCTTACCACCGCAGGAATAGGACAGATGGGTAATATGATGGGTAATATCAATGGTTGGTTAGGTCAAGCAGGGACATTAGCTACCACTATAGGAACATGGGGTAAGGAAAATCCTATGTTAGGTAGAAACAGTGGTAGTGGTTCTTATGGTATGGCAGGACAATTAGGAATGGGTACCTATGATATTCTAAATGCTATCAGAGGATTCACAAAACACAATAGACCTTCCTTGGAAGAGAAGATAGGTTTATATAATAATGGTGGCAATCTCTTTGCAGGTGGTGGGAATATGATGAATTATGCTAATATAGCTAATTCAGTTCTAAAGTTAGCAAGTAACTTTAAAAACCAATCAACTCTTCAGAGTACTACAGCTATTGAGAATAAGATAGATAACTTCTCTCATTCTATTGATGATGCTGTAGGAAATGTGAACACTACTTCTGATGTTCTTAATCTCTTTAATAATAAGACCAACATCAATGGTAATCTTAATTATAGAGATATAAGAGATAAATCTTACTTTGATGATTTCCTCTCTTCAGTACCTGCTTCTTTTGAAGGGTTTAATGCTGGCTCTTCTTTTGGTCCTTGGGGTGCTGCTATAGGAGGTATAGTAGGAGGTGTCTCTTCAGTTGTTGGTTCTATCATAGGTATAGGGAAAGCTAAGAGAAAAGCAAGAGAGTTAAATGATAAGATAAACGCAGCTAATGAGAGAGTTAATCATAACTTGATGTATGCTGCTGAAAAGGTTGATGATTTAAATGATTATAGAGCTTTACAAAATTATAATGCAATGGGTGGTAAATTAAAATTTGATACATATAACCCTTCATTAGCAAGTGTATATGCAAAAGGTGGAAAGTTAAGTGAGAATGGGAGCTTGACAGCTATTAATGAAGGTGGTAGACATGAGACTAATCCCCATGGTGGTGTACCTATAGGTACAGACAATGAAGGTGTTCCTAACTTAGTGGAACAAGGAGAGACTATATGGAAAGGAGATTATGTCTTCTCTGATAGATTAACTATTCCTGATGAGTTGGCGGAGAAATATAGGTTGCCTAAAGGTATCACCTATGCTGAAGCCTCAAAGAAATTATCAAGAGAAGCTAAAGAAAGACCTAATGACAGTATCTCTCAAAAGACTATGCAGGGTAACTTAGCAGAGTTTGAAGATACACAGGAAGCACAGAAAGCTGCTATGGAGCAAAAAGAATATGAGAAACAGCAGGATAAAGTTGCTAAGGAGAATGAGAAATTACAGCAGCTTTATAATGCTTATAATAGTGAGATAGACGAAGATAACACTTATGCTTTTGGAGGTAATCTCTATCCTGATGGTGGAGATATTACTGATGGTAGTATAGGTAATATATCTCCCATAGAAATGGGAAAGAGAATTGAACTTTATAAGTATTACAATGATATCATGAAAGATTCCTCTCCTATAGGTTGGGGTTTTAAATATGATAAGGCAGGTCATGCTTATGATTATACAGATGACTACAGAAATTTAGTTAACTCTTTAACAGCTGATTATATTAGAAAGTGGACTAAACAGCATCCTAATGACCCTTCTTTTCTTAGTTATCTGAAGAGAGGAAACACCTTAGATACTCTTACAGATGAACAGTGGAGGCAAGGAGCTTTAGATGGGAAGTATGGTTTTATGCACCATGTAGCTAATGAGATATTAAAGGAAAAGAACTTTAATAAGAATTTAGATATTCTGTCAGGCAGTAAACCTAAAGAGGATAAAGGTTATTTAAATCCTTTAGTGAATAAATTACCTAATAATGTTGGGAATAATATACCCACAAAGGGAAATCCCAAAGCTAAATATCTATCTACATGGATGAGATATGCTCCTATGATGGGCAGCTTTGCTATGGCTTTGGATAATATATTAAGTAAACCTGATTATAGGAATGCGAATGCTATCATAGATGCTGCTTATAATGCAGGAAGACCTGTTAGCATTCCTGTTAGTGTAATAGGAGATTACAGGCAAAAGAAGCCTTTTGATGAAAGGTATCTCGCCAATCAGATAATGCAGAATAATGCTGCTGCTAATAGGATAGCACAAGACATTACTAATGGTAACAGGGCTATGGGATTAGCAGCTATCATGGCTAATAATTACAACAATGAGAGAAGTTTAGCAGAAGCTGCAAGACAATCTTATTTATCTAATAGAGCAGATGATGCACAGGTATCAGAATTTAATAGAGGTACTAATATGTTTAATGCTCAATCTGATAACCAAAGAAATCTGACAGAAGCACAGCTTAATGCTAATCAGAAATCCTTTATGATGAATGGTTTAGCAAGAGGTTATGCTATGAGGCAAGCATTAGATGATCAAAGAAAAGCTGCTATCAGTGCTAATATCACTAATGCTTTACAAGGATTAGGAGATATGGGATGGGAGAATATGCAAAGGAATTGGCTTACCTCATTAGCTGAAAGAGGTGTTTTTGCAGGAGACATGGAGCATAATATGTGGAAAGATGGTGCTGGGATTACAAATCCACTTAATATCCCAAGTACTGCTTCAACACCTTTGAATAGTACTAAGAAGAGTTTAGGTGGTAGTCTTAAGAAGAAAAGAAGATTTTAAAGTATAATAATAAAATACTGTTATTATGGGAATATTTACAGGTGTAGTCAGTAATGCAAGGTTCAGACCTTTCTCTTATCAGGAAATGTTAGCACCTTTAGCTGCTTATACACAAGAATATAATAATATACAAGAAGGGCTGTCAACCCTCTCACAAACAGCTAATAGTTTTGATGAGTATCTCAAAGGAACTAAAGCAGGAGAGATAGTACAAGCCTATAATAATAACCTACAGAATATAGCAGGTACTATGTCTACTGAAGGATTAGGTCTTGTCAATAGAAATACACTCTATAAGATGAAGAGGGATTATATGACAGATATTCTACCTATCAATAAGGCTGCCCAAAACTTAGATGCTATGACTAAGGTTATACAGCAAGGTAGAATAAAAGACCCTTCTTTTATGGTAGCACACATGCCTACTGTTGATGAGTTATTGCAAGACCCATCAGCTACTCCTTTAACAGCAAGTGGGGATGCTATGTACACTCATGCTGCTAAATCTTCACAAGCAGCTTCTGCAAGGAAATATCTTAACTCTACAGAAGTAGGAAAAGGTATTATGAGATACTATATAGATAATGTAGTAAAACAAGGTTATTCTCCTGAAGCATTAGCTAAGTTTAAAAAGATGACTGACAGTATTCCCGAGTTTAGGGATGCCATGCAGAATATCAGAGATATGTATAGAATTAATGAGTTTAGTGGACAGGATCAAGCAAGAGCTGATGCTTATATCATGAAAGGTATTATGGATGGTGCTGCTTATCAAGAGCAACATAAATATATGCAGAACCCTGAAGCAGCAGCAGAACTTGATTGGCAATACTATCAGAAGAAAGCTGCTTTACAGAACTACTATGATATGCAAAAAATGAAAGCTGCTGCTGAAGCTAAACAGAAAGAAGCCTTAGATTCTATAGGTATTACTTCAGAGAGTATGTTGGATGCTTCAGGAGATTTGGCTAAATATAAACAGTTAATAGCAGGCTTAGCAGGTAAAGATGGTAAAGGTCTTAATGCTGATTATATAGGTAAAGATGGTTTAAATACTAATCTTATATCTATATATGAGAAATACAGCCGACTGAAAGCTAATGATGATGCTGCTAATGCAGGGCATACTAATTCAGCAGGTGTGTATGTAGATAATGGTAGAAAACCACAGCATACAGCTGATGATTATCTGAAGTCTATTGGTGTTAAAAAGGTTATATCAAAAGACCAATATGAGTTATTAAAGAATGAACTGAAATATAGTAACACAGGTAAACTAAGTTATTATAAATCAGGTTCAGGCTTTATATGGGATATGAATAAGCGGTTAGACAGCTTAGGAAAGGAAAGAGCTGTATATAATATTAATGGTGATGATGCTACTAAACATATAGCTGAAACCATTAAAGGTAATGTCATGTATGCTTATAACAATGATGCTTTGAAAGGTAGAATTGAAAGATTAGATATACATGGTAAAGGCACAGGTAAAGGTGAAGATATAGATGACTTTAAGAAAGATGATTCTAAGATTTTAAGTATTGGTGTTTCTCCACAGAATGATAAACTTATTGTGAAGACAGAGAACCACATCTATGCTGTTAACCCACAGTTAGTGAACACGGAGACTGCAAGGGCTTTAAAGAATAGAGAGGTATATCAAAAACAGTTAGAGCAGGCTTATAAGCAGATGTATCATCAAGAACCTAAAGGACAGGCTTTAGAGATTATACAGAAAGAAGCTAATGAACAGGCTTTAAGAGAGATACATCAGATTAACAATGTTAATGTTAGTCAGGTTAAACCACAGTCAAACAGTAAATTAGAGTAATCATAATATGGCAGATATAACATCAACAGGTCCTGTAGGACTTAAAGGGCTTAAAGGATTAAATCAGTTACCTACTGATGAAGAGAGTAAGGTAGCTTTACTTGCTAATATCTTAGGGAAGAAGCAGAGAACTTCAAAGGAAGTAGCTGAAGAGTACAGACCCCTACCTGAAGAGAATGTAGGTCTTAAATTAGCTAACTATGGCTTTGGAGAGAGCAGTTATGATAAGAATATCACTACTGCTGATGAAGCACAGGATTTAAATAACTATAGAGCACTTAATCAACCATGGGCTTTACAGTTGTTAAATGGTGCTGTCAAAGGACAGATAACAGCAGGTACTACTTTAGTTAATGGTACTTTAGGAACTATATGGGGTTTAGGTCAGGGTATTGCTAATGCTTTAGACAGTAATCCTAATACTTCTTTCTTACAAGGCTTTTGGGATAATGATATTAATAAGGCCATGTCTTCCATACAGAATGATATGGAGAAAGTGTTACCTAATTACTATTCAAATGCCCAATTAAACTCTCCATGGTATTCAGCTGCTAATGTGTTATCTGCTAACTTCTTAGGAGATAAGATATTAAAGAATATGGGTTTCACTGAAGGTGCTATAGCAGCAGCTCTAGTGCCAGGCTTTAACATGTCATGGTTAGCTAAAGGAATAGGTGCTTTAGGTAAAGCAGGTTCTATGGCTAAAGATATAGGTAACTTTGCAGGCTTTGTAGGTAGAGGATTAGTTGCAGCTTCCTCCGAAGCTACAGTAGAAGCTATCAATGCTGTAAAGGATAATATCACTTATCAGAATAATAATATTGAGATAGCTAAGTCTAATGCTTTAAAAAGTCTTGATGAGAATTATCAGGCTATGATAGCTAATGGTGCTTCACAAGAAGAAGCAACTGCATGGTATGGGCAGCAGAGAAACCTGATTAATAACCAAGCAGATAAAGCTAAACAACAAGTTAATAAGCAAGCTACTGATGTAGGTAACTCTGTTTATGCTATGAACTTAGCCCTGCTCTTTGTAACTAATAACTTAGAGTTCGGAAGATTGTTAAAGGGAGGATTTAACTCACAAGCTGCTATTAAAGGAATGAAATTCTTAGTGAATGGTGCTGAAGAATCTAATCCTTTAAAGATAGCACAAGGGTTATTAAAAGGAACTGCAAAGGTAGCAGGTGATGAGATTGATACTTCTGCTAAGAGAATAGCCTTAGGTGCCATTAAGAATAGTTTATCTGAAGGCTTTGAGGAAGGTGCTCAAAGAATGATTTCAGATACTGTACAATTAGTAGACCAAGCAAAGCTGAATAAATGGGCTAACAAAGAGCATAGAAAAGATAAAACATCTATGTTTGCTGCTTCTTTAAACCCTGATGTATCTGAAGAGTTTACTGACTACATGAAAGCTGCTGCTAAAACATGGCATGATAGCTTTGGTAGTCCTGAAGCTACAGGATGGGAAGAGGTAGCCCTTGGAGCTATCACAGGTATGTTTGGTTCTTTAGGAATGAGACAGACTAAAGAAGGTAAACTGAAAGTAGATTGGATAGGTGGTATTAGAGAAGCTTATGAAGATGCTAAAGCTGAACAAGTAGAACAACAGGCAGCTATAGAGAGAACAAATAAAGCCCTTACAGACCCTAAATTTATAGAGAGGTCTAAGAGAGCCATTGCTGCCATGACTTTTTCAAGAGATATGAATGAAGCTCTTGATAGGAATGATGTTAACCTCTTTAAGAACTCTGAACTCCTATCTATAGCTAATACTGCTTTAGCTATGAGACAGGCAGGTATGGGAGAAATCTATGAGAACATGCTACAGGAAATGGCAAAGAACATAGATGATGAAACTCTCACAGAAATTAAGTCACAGCTTACTAATATGGAGACAGGAGAATCTTATCTTCAAGGTAAGACTGATGATGAACTAAAAAATATCTATCAAAAAAAAGCCTCATCTAACCTTTCAAAGGTAAAAGAAGCCTTGTCTATTTATGATAACCTGAATAGTAAATATGGGAATGCTTTTAATGAGATTAGTCCTTTATTTAAGGAAACAGCTATCACTGAAATGACAGGTGCTAAGCTACTTCTTCAGGATTTAAACAGAAGAAAGGAAGAGTTGAATACTCAATTATCAGATAACACTTTAACTGAGAAAGAGAAGCAAGACATTACTAAAGGTATAGAGCAGATAGATAATCAGATTAAAGAACATTCTGATAAGCTGAATAGTTGGCAGAAGAATCCTAAATCCTTCATAGATGAGTTAATAGACAGACAGCTATTCTTTGAAAAGGTTAAAAGAGGAAAGGATGATGCTAAGACTGTAGAAGCCTATATACAGGCAGAAACATTAGATGATGTAGCTAAGTTATTTTATTTTAATGGTAATAAAGTAGATGTATTAAATGAAGCTATTGATAAGGCAGAAGGTAAAACAAAGGAGCTTTTAAAGAGTTTCTTACCTACAGCTGCTGTAGCTAACGGTTTGCAAAGTGTTATACAAACTATTGCTCATGAAGAGAATAAAAGCCAAGGTGTAGATGAAGAAGCTATTACTAACCTCTTAGGTAGTGTTTCAGATGCTGCCTTAAGTTCTTTATTCAACAGTGAAGAATATAAAGCAGTAGGTGTAAACACCTTCAAAGCATCCTTCAAGGATAAACTAAAAGATATTAGAGAAGAGATACTAAAAGGTATAAGTAATAATGCTAATCAAGATGAGAAGATAGCTGCTGTATATCAAAGTTTCTTAGTGGACAGGCTGCTTAAAGAAGTAGATAAGATAACCACTGCTCAACAGGCTTCAAGTACTGTTGGTAGTAAAGGTGGTACTAATACTACTAATAGTAATACTACTAATAGTAATACTACTGATAATAATAGTAGTACTACTACTAAACAAGAAAGTGAGAAAGCTACTTCTAAAGAAGAACTGTCTACCGAAGAGAAACCTAAAGAAGGTACTACAGTATCTCCTAAACAAGATATAGAGGAAAGAGAAGAATTACCTCCTATTCAGGAAGGTGATACTATTCCTATAGATAATAAGCATACTCATAAAAAGGAAAGTATAATCTCTCCTGATGAAGAGACTAAACCTACTGATAAGTTTACTATCACAGGGAATGATGAAACCACTTCTACTGAAGAGGCTAATACACAGACTACTGAAAATAGTAATGAAGAAGATAGTAATGAGGAAGATAAAGAAATTAAGGAAACTAATGATAAAGATAAAGTAAGAGTAATACCTAAAGAGGGTGAATTACTTTTCAAAGAAGAGGAAGAGGAAGCTATCCCCACAAAAGAAGAGATTGAAAAGGCAGAAGAAAATAAACCCGCTAATGAAGGTCCTGTTATTGTAAGAGATAATAAAGAACCTACACCTGAAGTAACCTCTATCTCTTATGTAGGTAACGCTTTCTTAAAGTATTTCCAAGATGCTTTAAAGAGACATGGTTTATTAGCTGAAAGAAACCATAAAACTGTTAAGGAATTCTATAAGGCATGCAGTGAATTAGGAATAGATATACAGGCTATGACTGATTATCATGTAGGAGACCTTTTAAATAGTTTACCTAATAGAAGTATTCCTATTAAGTATATGCACATTAATCATGGTTATCTCTCTAAAGGAATAGCATTGGTTACTCCTTATACAGATGAAGTATCTAAGATATGTCCTGATTATAAGCAGACTATTAAAGGAAATATAGTAGATGTTAATGGTATAAAATATCTGATAGTAGGCTATTTAGGTTATGCCGAAAACCAACAGAACTTAGGAGATAAATATGGTAAACTTCTTAAGGCTTTAATAGAAGAAAGGGGTGATAATAAAGATACTTATTTTGTAAGTGATAAGTATGCTAATGAAATCTTTGATATTAATAGTGGTTCTGTTATTAGAAGAAAAGAAAATGAACCTAAAGATACTCCAAGTAGTAAAGATATTAGGGAATTAGTAAATGACCCTACAGCTAATCCTGATGGTATCAGCTTGCAAGATATTAAATGGGGATATATTAGTGCAGGAGAGGATGGTATGGGACAGTTTAACTATGTTAACTTTAACATAGAAGACAGTCTATATTCTCTCTCAAAAGCTATGGGTTATGGTAAAGTGTTTATAGGTATTAAAGGAGCTAATGGTATCTATATTCCTTACTATGTGGAACCTTTACTTTACAATGATGTCATCTTAAATGAATCTTCTGAATATTATAAGAAGCTAAGGAGTGTAGTGGAATCTTTTATTAAAGGAAAAGGAAAGGATAAATTACAAGCTCTTGCAATACTCAAAGACATGTTACTCTTTAGAGAGGGTAATAATATCTTCTATGATGAGAAAAGAGGTACTGTAAATTATACTGTTAATAATAATAGGCAGCCTGCTTTGATTAACTTTAATTCTCCACATTTTGAAGTAGAAGGAGCTATTAAGAGAATGTTCCAAATGATAGAAAGAACTAACCCTCACTTTAATATCAGCTTCCATACAAATGTGAAAGGTAACTTATTAGAATATTATGCAGATGCTGGGCTTATCAAAATAAATGCAAGAAGTCTAAGAACAGTCAATGCTAAGAGTTTTGTAAGACCTATAGATGATAGTTTTAATCCTATTATTAATTCTGTAAATAGTAAGGACATACATGATACACCAAAAGCTACTTTAGATACATCTATTGTTTACTTAAATGGTGTTAGGTATGCTGTTGGTAAGAATAATATTACCAATGCTTTAAATAATAAAGTAATAGATGATAAGGAGGTCTTAGACCTACTGAATTTTATACAATCAATAGGAGTAAAGAAACCTGATTTTATAGAAGATGTAGGCAAAGGTAGAACAGTCTCTTATTGGGAAACAGGAGATAAGGTTATTATCTTATCTTCAGGAGGTTACCATGTCTTAACAGATGAAGAAGTAATGAAATATAAAGTAAAGAAAGCAGAAGCTGCTGAAAAGGAAGTAGCTGATAAACAAGATAAAGAGATTGAAAAGGCTTTAGAAAATACAGAAGTATCTACTGAATCTACAAAGGATAGTGAGGAAAAGGCTGTACCTACACCTAAGTTTACTATTAGTAATAGTGAAAAAGAGAAAGCTGTTCCTACTACTAAATTTTTAATTACTGATGATACTACACAAGATAGTAATGATAACACTGCTACAGGTATTAATACTACTAATTCTACTACAAGTACTTCTGTAAATTTGAATAATTCAGATTATAATGTTACTTTTGAAAAGGCTTATAAGAAGTTTAATGCAGAGAAAAAGAAGATGCTAAAGGAAGCTATCAAAGAGGCTACAGGAAAGCAAGTAAAGAATGCTAAAGAGATAGGTGAATTACTTAGCAAGTCTCCTAATATGGTAGGTACTTTATACAGAGACTTTACAGATGATGATAATATAGAAGATATTATCAAAGAAATTAAAAATTGTGGAATTTAATAAGTATTAGATATGAGTAATCAGTGTGTTTATATTTCAAAAGAAATAAAAGGGCTTATTGGTGAGACAGGGTATTCACTTGATATAGTAAACTATCTAATAAAATACTTTAGAGAGGTATTACATCAAGATGATTTTATGCCTACTGCTAATCAGATAAAGGCTTATGTAGAACATTTATCTTTTGAAGGTACTGTAGCACAAGTAAGATACTATAGAAAAATAGGGAACACCTTTACTTTCAATTCTAAGGGTGATGCTGAAAAGTTTAGAGATAAAGAGTTATCACCTAAGTTTGGTAAGGGGAATGTCTTTATATATAGACAACCTTCAAAGGAGGAAATAGCTCCTTTGAAACATAGTAGTGAATACACAGAACCTGATAAAGGAACTTGGAAAGTAGTTATTAAAGCTCCTGTATTATCTTTAAAGACTGCTGAAGCAGGTAAAATAGATTATCAGAAAAGCATTAATAATGCTTATAAGCAATCACCAAGGAATGCTGTACAAAGAAGAATGCAGGATGCTGCTATTAAGAAAGATTTATTAGCTTACTTTGATAGTACAGGCATCTATTATAAATTCCACAGAGACAATGTAGGAAGTAAAATATTAGACTATGAAGCAAATAAGAGTGAGTTCTTTCCTTTTGCTACTACTAAAGAATCTGATGTAATTAAGTTACATTCTGATGATTTAATGCAGGTAGCTACACCTCCTACTATTACAGAAGAAGAAGTAAAAGCATCAGGAGATAAAGTTTTAGATGCTATATATAAAGCTACAGCAGGCAAACAAATGTTAAGCTTTAAAAGTCTCACAGAAGACCAAAGAAAAGGTGTTAAGGTAGAAACATTTCCTGTAAATAAAGAATTAAAAGCTGAAGATGTTTTAGCTACTTTAATAGATAATGCAGGTGATGATTATAATCAAAAATACTATGCTACTTTAGCTACATTATTTTTACCTTTAGTGCAAAATGCTGGAATTACTATTAATTTCTATCATGATGAGAATAAATTAAGAGCTGGGTTTGCCAAGGGAAACCAAATTAATATTAATGTAAATACAAGAGGTAATGTAAAATTCAATTTACCTAAAGTTATATTGCATGAGTTAGTACATACTTTGACTGTACAGAAAGCATTGTCTGATGCTACTAGCTTTAGGATGTTGAAGAATATGATGGTAGATATTATTCAGCAAATAAAATCCTATTCTGATAAATTTCCTGATGGTGAATATAAAGGTAGAATAGTTCCTTTTGATATATATGCTCTGTATAATCCTAAAGAGTTTATAGCAGAGTTCTTTTCTAATAGAGAATTCCAAACTCTATTAATGAGGCTTAAACCAAGACCTACAAGTAAGATGTCATGGTTTGAGAAACTTATTAATTGGATATTAGGACTTATTAAACCTAAAACAAATAATACTTTATATGACCAATTAGTGCCTGTCCTTACAGATTTAGTAGTACAACCTAATGTAGAGACAGAGAAAGAAAGATTAAACTTAGATACTCGTATTATAGACTTCTTAAGTAATAGAGTAAAGGACAGATTAAAAGGTAGAATATTACATAGAAATAATGAGAATGAGATTCACAGATATAGAATTGAAAGGGTAATTAATAACAGTGGTGCTGATTCTTTACTTAATGAAGATTACTTTGATAATAGATATATCGAGTATAATAAACATGCCTTAGTATTTGATAGGGATGGTATTAAATTTATAGGATTAGACTTAGACGAAAATAAGAGTAGAGAAGATAATTTACAATCTCTTAAGGATAAAATCATTTATACAGATGCTAACCACAAAGCATTGTTTATTACTGCTGAAGATTTAAAGGCTGCTAATAAGTTAGGAATCAGTATTAATGATTTTGTCAAAGAAGCTATTGAGAGTACTACAGAAGTAGTCTCTTTAAATGCTACGCCTAAAGAGGAAGAAGACTTATTTACAGGTACTGATGATGAGGTAGCTGATAAGATTATTAAAGCTATTGATAAAGGTGATTTAAAGTTAGGAGAAACTCTCTACACGAATAATATCAATAAGAGCTTAAGAGCTAAGTTGAATACCTTAAGTAGATATGGTTTATATAAAGCTGCCTTTGGTAATTACACTGTAGGTTATACAGAAACAGAACTAAGAGATATTAAGTTTAAGAAAGACTTCTTAGATTCAAAGATATTCACTGCTTCAGAGCTTAAACACTTAGCAAAGACTACTATGTTTAAGGTCAGTGATTATATCACTATGCTCCAGAGTAATGAAGCAAGTAAAGCTATTTTAGGTCTTGATAAAGAGTTTAAAGATGTAGACTTTACTCACATGACAAGAATAGAAGTACTTAATACTGTTGGTTTAGATAGACTTCTTAATATTGTCAAGGAGACTGTTTTCAATGTGAATGTAAATACAGAGCCTGCTGATAATGATGATGACATCTGTGATAAGATGAATATGATTTATGATAACTTTGAAGCATTTGTAAAGTTAGGCTATGATACATTAGCTGATATGGAGGAAGTAGCTTTAAATGAAAAGCCTATAGACATGCAGGAGAATGCTGATGGAGAAGCTATCACAGAAGAAACAGAGCAAGAAACACAGGAGATATTTGGTAACTCTTTAGAGCATTGGCAAGTAGGCTTTAGACAGTTATCTGCTCATAGTAGTTTAAGTAAGATACTAAAGATTGCTATTAATAAATTATATGTTATCAATCCTGACGGTACTTATAATTTAGATGAATATGGTATTGCAAGAAAAGTAGATGGTGCTACAGCTGTCAACAAGATACTTCTTTATACACAAGGTGCTCTTAGCTTAGATGAGAAGAATGCTGATGGTAGTTATAAAGATAACTCTATGATAGGTATGCTTCAAAAGCATTTACAATCAGAACCTTGGCTTAACCAATTAGTAGGAACTTATTGGGATGGAGGTCTTATTGGTGGAAACCAAATGACAGGTATCTTAGTAAGTGATGGTAATGAGCAGTTTAAATCACAGTTCTATAGTAAGTTTAAAATGTATTTTCAGAAATATGCTGTTCTCTATAAAGATGAGCAAGGGAAAGGTATTATGAAAATCATGAATGATAAGCAGTTTGCTGATGAAGCTATTAAGAACTTACAGCAGAAAGAACGTAATAAAGATAAAGGTGCTTTGACTATATGGGATGCTGAAAAAGGAGAAATCAATGAAAAGATTATGGATGAGATTTATAATCTCCTTACAGGTATTTCTCATTATGTTCAGTTCTCTAATCAATATGGACTTGTCAGAAATCCTAAGACAGGTAAACAAGAGAAGAGAAGAGTCTTCACTATGGATGATGCTAAGAGTATTCAAATGATATATACTCTACTTAATATAGATACCCCTACAGTAGAAGAGCTATATCAAATCTTTAATCCTTCAAGTGCTATTAATAAAGGCTTAAGAAGGGATAATCTTGAAATGTTCTGTAAGTATGTAATGTACTTAGGTAGAACATTAGCAAGTGAAGAGAATAAGACTAACTTTAAATATGTCTCTTATAAGACAAAAAGCTATATCAATGAGTTGTTAAGACCTATAGCTTCTTATATGGGTAGTGATATGGAAGCTGTTACCTATGCTAATGGTAAGTTATATTATAGCTATGTACTTCCAAACTATTTGAGTAAACTCTTTGAAAAGCTGAATGGCACTTCAGGGAATGTAGAAGATACATTAAATGAGGAATTTAAACCTTATGAAGGTATCTTCTATAACAGTACTGAAGTAGAAGATAGTAATAGAATGCAAGCAGGTCCTAAAGGTTGGCTAAACTATATCTTAGAGTTAGCCGAAAGAAAGGATATGGATAAGGAATTACTTAAACATGTAGTATTGCTCACTGATGATAAGATAGGTTATACTGATAAGACTACTCATCAGTATTTGAATAGTATGCTCTCTATGTGGGAATATGGTAATAGACAGAATCTTTATGGTTACTTTAGAATACCTATTATGTCTAATAAGCCGTCAGAGGAATATGTTAAATTAAGACATCTTCCTATTAGTGATATAGTTAACTTCTTAGCAGAAAAGACTTTCTATCAGGAGATTAACAGAATAAAAGCTGTTAATTATAGAAAAGCTCATGGTGCTCCTACTATTACAAACTTTGATAAGAATGGTAGTAAGTTTCAATGGCTTGATTTCTTAAATAACTATCTGAATATTTATGAGGAATTAGAAAGTAGAAAGGAAGGTACTTCAAATAATAGAGTTTATAATATAGGTAAGATTATCTATAAGATGATTCATGAAGATGCTTTAGACCCTGATACTGAATTTACTATACATACTAAGAATTATAAAACAAATGAGATAGTAGAAGAAACTATCAAAGGAGAAGCTGCTTATATTGCAAGGGTATTACCTGAAGTAATAGAGGATGCGATAGAGTTAAGATATTCGGGCTTCTTACATTATTTAAGTAGTGAGAATATTATACAAGATATTACTGCTAATTATGATAATGAGGATAACAGTGTAGGTTATAGAGAATTATATGAATTTGAACCTGCTGTTACAGATACTAACAGCCCTCTGTATAGTGAAACACTTACAAGTAATACAAATACAAGGCAATTCTTTTTTGAAGATTATTTCTATACTACACAGCTTACACAGTTGTTGGTTACTGATACTGCCTTTTATAAGAATGCAGAAGACTTACAAAAGAGATTAGCACAATATCATGCCCCGGGGTTAAATCCTAATGTTAATGCTACTTATCAAGGTAAGAGAGTTAGTGATGGTAAGTTTAGAACCATGTATTTAAAAGACAGTATTTCTGTTTCAGATATAATATCAAACCTTGAAGAAGTAAAGAAGAAGATACTTGAAAATCCTAAATATAAAGATAATCAGGTATTAAGAGATTTAGCCTTATCAAAAGTAGATGCTTTGATAGATGCTTTTAAGTCTATCAACTGGGCAGATGCACAAGGTTATACTTCTCCTACTCCTTATAGGAAGAAGATGATTATATTTGGGAAATGGGATAATGAAGATGAAGCTGCTTATCATAGAATTCTTAAAGGTGATTTCACTTTAAAAGATTTAAATGGTAAATGGCAACCTTTAAAACCTTTCCTTTATTCACAGATAGAAAAGGATGGACATAATCCTTATTTACCTAAACTGAAAGTAGGTGTACAGAATAAAGATTCTGAATATCTCTTAGTGATGGCTGATGCTCTAATGAGAGGGCAAGGTGTACAATCAAAACTTACAGCTCTCTTTGATGTAATGGAAGAAAGTCAAGGGATGAAGATTGAGGGTAATACTCTGAAAGGAGAAGCTAATACTAAAGGTATTGATACTATACAGTTTGAATCCACTGTTAAGACAGGTTTAATGGAAGCCTTAGATATTAACAATCTCTCTTATGATGAGATTAAAGAACTCTTTAAAAAGAAGATGTATAATGCAGATGGTAGTTATAATATGGATAATGTTCATGAATTACCATTTGAAGATTACAGCTTACAGCAGGAGATACCTAAACACTTCCAAGGAGAGCAGCAACAAGGTTCACAAGATAGAGCTTTGATAGTTGCTGATATGCCTGATACAGATGAAGCAGGTAATGATAATAAGGTTGTTATCTATGAGGAAGATGAATATGGTAGAAGAGTAGCTAAGGAAATAACAGTTGCTGAAGCTAAACAAAACTACTATAAAGCTATCAAGGAGAATGTAAAGACGAGTGTGCAGGAGTTATCTGAAAGATTAGGTGTTAACTTTCAGAATCAAAAACTAAGAAATGTACAACTAAGTAGAATCTTACAACAAGAGATTCTAAGTAGTGGTAGAGGCGATTTAGATTTACTATGGGCTTGTTCTACTGATGAGAATGGTGAATTTAATATTCCTCTTAGTGACCCTGTACAAACCTACAGAATACAGCAACTTCTTAACAGTATTATTAAAAATACTGTTTATAAACAGAAGATAGCAGGTGGTCCTGTAGTACAGACTTCTTCTTATGGTTTATCTGATAATCTTAATATTAGATTCCAAGATAAAAAAGGTAATATTTTACTCACAGAAAAGGAATTTAATGAAGCTCTTAAGACAGGTAAGCAAGATAACAAATATATTAAGATTGATAAGGAGAAGACTTATGATGAATATAAAGCCAAGCATCAGAATAGTGTAGCTTACTTTGAATGTTACTTACCTATTTATGATGAGAATATCATTAGAGACTTTGCTAAGGAAGATGGTACTATAGATATTAAAGCTATGGCGCAAGCCAACCCAAGATTATTAGAAATGGTTGGTTATAGAATTCCTACAGAAGCAAAGTATTCTATGGTACCTATCAGAATTAAAGGTTTCTTACCTGCTGAAGCAGGAGAAGCTATTATGTTGCCTAAAGAAATTACACTACTTTCAGGTTCTGACTTTGATATAGATAAACTCTATATCATGAGATACTCCTTAAATAGATTTAAAGTAAAAGATAAGAAAGGATTTGTAGAATGGGCTGCAAAGGAAACAGGGTTATCTAAAGAATTAGTAAGAGATATTATTAGTAAAGATAGCACTGAAGCTGAAAAGTTAAGCACACAAGCAGAACTTATTAGGGATGCTTGGAAGAACTATCAAGGAAAGAGAGTTATCTATAGGTCTCCTAAAGTAGGTAAGGAAGCTAATGATAATTTAAATGTTGCTACTCAATGGGCTATCCTTACTTCTCCACAAGCCATGAGCCAAGTGTTATCGGCAGGTAACTTTGATGAGCTTAAGAGAGTAGGTTATATGATTGAAGCTGCAAGAACATCAGAAGAAGACTTCGATGAATTAGGTAAGATGAGTATCAAAGAACTTAAAGATATAAGCTATAGCTCACAATCTTTGATGTATGCAGATACTCAACTTAGATTCCATAAACAAAATATGGTAGCAGCTAAGTTGATTGGTGTATTTGCAGTATCTAATATCTCTCATTCTATTATCATGAATGCTCCTATACATAAGATAGGTATAGAAGCAGAGCAAGAATTTACATTAAATGGTCATGATATAAGAAGGGATGTATCTATTGATGAGGAATATTCTTTTGATGGTGTTACAAGAATAAGTGAGAACTTAGCGCAGTTATTAGCAGCTTCTGTAGATGCTGTAAAAGACCCTATATTAAACCTTATGGGTATCAATATGAACACTGTGAATATTGTAACTACCTTAGTGAGATTAGGCTTCTCTTTAGAGACAGTAGGACTGTTCTTAAGTACTCCTATTATACAAAAATTAGCTAATGAATATGCTGTAAGAGCTTCTTCAGGTGATTATGTTAACATTGATGAAATGATACTTGATTTAACTGTTGAAGAGCTTGAAAAAGCTAAAGCATTAGATTCCTCTATCACAGGTGTTGTACAAAATGTATCTCTTAAGAATGAAGATTTCAAAGAAGCTATTAAAGAGGAAGATGAAGGTATTGATAGTTATATTAGAAATATGACTATCTTAGAGTTGTATGGAAAAGTAAACAAGATATCCGATACCTTTAGAAATTTAACTCACATGACATCTTATAATAGTATTTCACATGCTCTTGGTCCTACAATGGCTAATACTTTGATGATGATGATTAAGGATGCAAAGTTTGAAGATGATGAACATATACACACTGTATTAAAGAATTACCTTAAAGGTCTTCCTATTGTAAGTTCTTTTAAAACAGAGAGTTATGGATTACATAATATCTTATTAGGAAATAATCTTGTACAAGGTAATGAATCTTTCACAGATAGTTTTATGTATCTTTATAAAGCATCGGGTTATATGAATGAATCTATAGCTACTAATTTTATGAATTTCTTTATGTCCTATTATGTGAATATTGAGAACCCTGTATTTAATAATGACTATAAGCATAGACTTTACTATGCAGAGAGGTTCCCTGTAGACTTTAATGAGATTAAAACTAAATATATTGACAATCCTCTTATTAAAGCTATTACTATAGAGACACAGAAGAATGGCATCACTGTACTCAACTTAGATGTAAGGGGAATGAGTAGAGATAAGATTGATGAACTTAAAGGAGCATGGGAAGATTTATATGAGAAAGACCCTAAACTTGCTTTACAGTTAGTGGAATATAACTATTTCAGAGGGTCATTTGGTTTTAGCCCTAAGACTTTCTTACAGCTTATGCCTAATACTTTAAAGACGAAGCTGCCTAATTATATCACTAATCTAAGTAATAATGAGATAGATATAGAAAAGCATATCACTAAGATGGTTGTTCAGTTTATGCTGAATAATAACTTAGGTAAGTACTATGATTTGAGTAAAGAGGGTATTACCTTACAAGAAGATAAGTTTGGCAATCATTATTTCTTAGCTCCTATCACTACCTTTACTCCTACTATCATTAGGTTTAAAGCTCCTGATGGTAAGCTATACAGAGGTTATAGTAAGCATAGGGATAAAGCTACTTCTATTGTACAAATAGTAGATAGCTTAGGTGGGAATGGAAATAGTTTTGAGATAGACCCTAATGTTTATTTCCCTAATACTATATGGACTAAGATTAATGAGAGAATAGCTGCTAAGAAAGAAGCTGAAGAAGCTGAAAAGGAAGCACAGAATAATAGTACTGAAACTACAGAAGTAGAAAATGTAGATACACAACCCTCTACAGGTAAGGAAGGGGAGAAGAACACTCCTACTTATAGCAGTGCTTATGATTATGTTGCTCACATGTTATTCTTTGGTAAAGAGTTTGAGAACTATGAAGCTATGGATGAGATAGCTAAGGTTAAAGGCTTGGAAAAAAGCCTTGAAACTTACCAATATAACTCTATGGCTTTCCCTATGATAACAGATGAAGTAGCTAATAAGATTAGACAGATAGTGGGTGATGCTTCTAAAGCAGAACTTACTATGGAGAATGCTAAGAAGACTATTGAGGAATTGAAATTATGTTAGTAATTTTGTAAAGAAATAAAGATTATAATATGGGAGCAGTATGTGTATTAGTACCTATTGTAAAAGGTAAACCAAGTGAGCTTTATAAGGATATCTTTAAAGCTACAGGAAAAGACAGAAAGTTAGCAAACTATTTATATAGCCTATCTCTTCAACAAGAGATTAAAGATAAGTTTGATAAGAAAGACTTTAATAGCCAAGATGAAATCAGAAGTCCTAAGTTCTTAGAGAAGATAGGTATAGAGGATATTGTAAGAAGTAAAAAGCTAATAGAAGATAAAAAAGAAGAGATAGGTGCTGTAGATGATAGGGGTCATATTATAGAATATAGTACCCCTGAAGAGATATTAACTAAGGTTCTTGACTTTAATAATAGAGAAAAGAATCTTAGAGCTACTATTGCCTATACAAAAGGTATGTTCCATATAGAAGTAGAGCCTTTAAATGCTGATAACTTTGATACTAACTTCACCTTAGAAGATAATAGAATTATCAAAGATAGTGTATTGCAATATCTTAATGATAAATTAAAAGTTAACACTGTATTTACAAAGTCTTTACTTAGTACCTTTGTCAATGTAATAAATGCTAAGAGTTTCTATAGCACTGTAAAGGATATTATCTTTAGTTCAGGAGCTGATGGTTATTTATATAATGAGGTAACAGCTAAATTTATTCAAGAGTTATTTAAAGAAAATCCTTTGATGCAAAGGATTGTAGATAAATTTGGTGACTTTACTCCCAATGTTCTTGCCTTTATGTCGGGAAACAGGGCTTATGGTTTAGAGCCTGAAGCATTGAATAATCTCAATGACTATTGGAAAGAGAAAATAGATATCATGCTTCTATCTGTTAAAGAGAAATTAGGCTCTATCAACCTCAAAGATTTAAATGCCTTTGTAGAAGCAAATAGAAACTCTCTAAATAAAAACACAACAACTACTGAAGGAACAGAAGTAAAAGAAGTAAAGAAGACTTTAAGAGAATTATATAAAACCTATCATATAGATAAAGAAATTATTGATGGTATTAAGGATAAAATAGAATCTCTACAAGAAGCAGCTGAAAGACTGTTGAATTTAAGATTGCAACAGTTAGAGATAAACAGAACAAAGAAAGGTAAAAGTGAAGGTGATGATAAGGCTTTAAAAGAGGTCACTAAACTCATGCAAGCTAAAGATTATACTTCAGCTATTATCGCTATGCTTGATAACTTTCAGATAGAGTTACAGACACTCAATGATGAATATAACATGATAGAGGATTCTTATAAGATGAATCCTGATTCCTTGGATATTATTAATCGGCTGTCAGGAGCTATTAGAAATGGTTTAATGATAGCTAATGCTTATAAACCTGCGATGAAAGCTCTTACAAACTTTGACTATCTTACAGATGAAGAGAAAGAAGATTTAAAGGATATATTACCGCAGATAAGTGATAAGGCGGTATCATTAAATACACTATTAGAGAATGTAGAGAGCGGTGCAAGAGATAAACAATTTGATGTTATCTATTCTTTTCTAAAGTTATATTGGGGAAATGAAGATACTAAAGAGTTTGACCATGAGATTTATTCCTTAGAGAGTATGCTTAGAATAGCACAGAAAGATATTAATTTCTTTGATAGGTTTGTCTATTCTATGAATGAGAGTAACGATGTTGTCTTAAATCTTATCTATGGTGCTGTTAAAGAGAGAAATAGAGAAAGAAATAAAGAGTTAAACAGAGGACTGTATATTGTAAGACAGGCTACAGATGCTCTCTATAAGTCAGGAAATAAATCTGATTTTATGTATATCAGGGATGAGAAAGGTGTTCCAACAGGGTATCTTATTTCTCCCTACGACTTTAAAGCCTTTAATAGAGATAAGGAAGCCTATATTAAGTCCTTGAAAGAGCAAGGTTTAAGTAAAACATCTATTGACTATAAAGTGGATAAATGGATAAAAGCTAATACAGAAAAGACAGATTTATTTAAAGAAGGTTTTCCGCAAAATATCATTAGGGAAATGGTACATGAAATCTTTGGGGAGAAAGTAAACCCTGATGAATATATATATAGTATCAGGGTTCCAAAGAGAAGTAGATATGCTGTGAAGGATGTCTTTAGTTTAAGCCCTGCACAAAGAGATTACTACTATAAGATGATGGCTTTAAAGATGATTATGAGTAGTAGAAATCCTACCAAGGAAACAGACTTCTTTCAAGCTATTCAGGTAGCAGCTGATTACACACAACTGATTAAAGATTCAGGTGGTAATCCTATGCAAGTATATCATGCTGTAAAGAACATACTTACTGATGCTATACAAAGAAGAGAAGATGACACTGATTATGGTCAAGACTTTGACGATGTATTAGAGTTAAATGGTATTAAGAGAGTAGTATCTGATTTAAATGGTCAGGAGTTAATGAGAATACCATTATTCTTTACAAGAGAGATTAAAGATAAAACAAGATTATCTACTGACTTCTCAAAAGGCATGATGGCTATGATGGCTACAAGTATTCAGTATATGGAAATGAGTAAAATCATTGATGCCTTAATGCTTAGTAAAGATTGGATATTAGGAGAAAGAAAATATACTCAAACAGAAGGTAATAGAGTAGCCAATGATATCTTTACATGGGGTAGAGATATGGTCATTAAATCTGTGTATAAAAAGAATGGTTATACAGAAGGATTACTGACAGACTTCTATGAAAAAAGTGTATATGGTAAAACAAAGATAGATAATGGCAGCTTCTATCTATTTGGGGTAAGGATTGATAAAAATAAGATAGCTGATTGGGCTACTACTTATACCTCTACTACAGGCCTTGTTACTAATATGTTAGGTGCACAAGCTAATGTATTAGTAGGTAAACTGCAAATGCTTATTGATGGTGGTGCAGGAGAGTTCTACAATCTTAAGGATTTAGGAATAGGAGAATATGAATATTTTAAAGAGTTAGCTCCTTTCTTATTAGAACTTAATAGTAATAACAAGTCTTCAAAGATGGGATTATTAATGGAGAAATTTGATATATTAGAGGATTTCTACGGCTCTTTAAAGTCTAAAGGGTTTCATAAATCAGCTTTAGGTAGAATGCTTAGCAATGCTAATCTCTTTATGCTATATGGTATGGGGGAACACATGTTGCATGCTGTTACTATGTATGCTATTTTAAATCATACTAAGGTACATGACAGTAAAACTAATACAGATGTTTCCTTAAGAGAGGCTTATGAAGTAGAGAAGAAAGATAACAATGGTAAACTTATATTGGATAAGAGATACCAATGGATAGAGAAAGATAAAGATGGTAATGTATCTTACAGACCTATCACAGAAAAAGATGAAGAAAGAGTTGAGAAGATAATTACCTATGCTAATAAGACCATGCACGGTGCTTTTAGTGATATAGATAAAGGTATGGCTCATAGATATGTAGTAGGTAGATTGATTATGAATTTCAGACAATGGATGCCTACACACTATGGTAGAAGATTTATGGGGCTTCATTATGACCAAGACTTAGGAGAATTCAGAAGAGGGTATTATGTTTCTCTATGGAACTATCTTAAAGGATGTGCTGAAGGACTTGTAAAAGCAAGACCGCAGATACAGACAAGATGGGAAGAGTTATCTGAAATGGATAAATATAATATGAAAAGATGTATTGCAGAAGTAGCTATCTTTGCTATGCTTACTGCAAGTAATCTCTCTCTTGGTGATTATAAAGATAAAAGAGGAAACAGGGCTTATAGAAACCTTGTCTATCAGATTAAGAGAATGCTGATGGAAACACAGGCTTCAACACCTATTCCTATGCCTTTTAGTGGACAAGGTGCTATGGGTTTTGTTAACAACATAGTGACTACTTTAAACTCTCCTATTGCTTCTACTAACATGATTAATGATATAGGAGCTTTAATAGATGTTACTAATCTCTTTAGTGTAGTAGAGAATGGTAAAGATAAAGGAGAAAATCTCTATTGGCATAAGTTCAAGAGGGTTATACCCTTCTATAGTCAGATAGTGAAGCAGTTTAATATTGATGAAGAGGACTATGTCTTTAATGTATTTAAACAGTCTACTAATAAATAGTTAATAGTCAAAGACATAAATAAAAACCCTGTAAGCAATACATACTTACAGGGTTAGTCTTTTTTCTTAAAAAAGAACTAATTTAAAGATTAAGTAAAACCTTAATCTTATCAGCGATAATTTTTATATTAGGATGTGCCTTGCCACTTATTTCCTTACTTCTTAAATTGATGAAATCAACCCAATCAGACTTAAAAGCAGTATGGATAACTTGTGTTTTAAGTCCTAAAGGTAACACTTCTCTTGCTTGCTGTGGCTTCCATCCTAAAGCTATAAGTTGAGTATAGTTGTTTTCTGCTACTAAACAAGACATCATATAGGTATAATCTGCTTTAGGAGTATTAAAGAAATTATCAGATTCACTATAGTTAACTCCTTCAGGAATATTACTCCATGCAGGGATAACAAATGTAAGTCCATTGCCAAATTTATCTTTTGAATAGTTACAATATCTTGTACTCTCTTCTGTTATAGAGTGGCATCTATGCCTGTTAAACTCTCTTGTAACACCAATATCAGTAATTACACTTACTGTATATCTCCTTTCATGAATAGAAGGCTTAGCTAAGTATCTTAAGACAGGTAGCATGTCATTTTCTATTATAACTCTAAAGTTAGTAGTGATATAATAGTTAATGTTATCTGTAATAACTCTACTATAAGGATTATTTTTAAATAACTTCAAAGCCTTACTAATCATAGCACTTTCCTGTAAAGTATTACACTTCATAGGAATATTTAAATACACAGTACCATGCTCTAAAACAGATAAATGATTACTTTTTGAAGCCTTGTTTTTATCTCTAAAGATTACTCTATTGATAAAATCATAGCTATTCTCACCATTATCCTTAGGTGTACTTTGATAGCATACTCTTACACATCTGCTGATATGGTCATATATACCTTCTAAATCATACGTCTGTTTCCATAACTCTACACTTGGCTTAATAAATCTCATCTTCTAAATCTGTTTCTGTAAATTCATTTAATACTAAATATTTCTTACCTCCATAACCCTCTTCAAGGATTAACTCCTTTAATCCTTTCTTAGGTTTATATTGAGGCAAGATACTTAATGCTTGTTTAATACTTAATTCATTAAGCACAGCACCTTGATATCTGTAACCTAATCTATAATAGATAGGAAAGCCAGCTTTAATGGCTCTCACTATCTTATCATGATTCTCTAAATCTTCCTTGAATAACCTTACTCTAAGCATATTAGTCTTTGATATATTCTTCATCATCTAAATCCCAATAAAGACAACTGTCTCTTATCTTCTCATAGTAAGCTATTCTTTTCTCATAGGAGGATTTTTTATCCTCACTACACTTAGCTAACATAAGTCTTGCAGAGGCTATATTAGCTTCTGCCATAGCATAAAGAACATCTAACAGTTTACTGATGTTATACACATCATTACTATCAAATTCCTCTTTCCAATCTACTTCCTTTTCATCAATAATCCTCTCTATAAAGCTACAGCCTTCATCATCTTTCCTTTTCTCTTCTAAGATATGATGATATACTTTAATGGGAATAGACTTACTGAATGTCTGTGATACTAATACATTAGCCTCTAAAGGCTTAGGAACTCTTGGTTCATTATAAGGAGCTGACATGTCATTATCAGCTCCTATAGGTAAATTACTTTTTATACTTTCCATACTTTGTACATATCTTTGTAGAGGATATAACCTTATCACATAGGTTATATAGACTACATTCTTTACACTCGTCCATCTAACACACTCTTTAAGCCTTCAGCGCTAACAATAGTAGTACCTAATATTTTCTTAAAGTCTCTATTCATAAGAGAATATGTCTTATGAAACCAAGTAATATCAAGTACACTATCATCACTCATTCTAATACCACCTTGCAGGGATTTTGTCTCTATTGCAGTAAGGTTTCCTTCAGCATGAATAATATTATTCCCTCCACAGGTAATATCATTTCCATCAGCTTTAATCTTAATAATATTATTAGCATCCACTCTGATGGCAGCATATTTTCCTAAGGAGACAATATAGTTACTATTAGTAGCATCTATTAAAGCACTGCAAGTATTTAAGACAAAATTACCCATTCCTCTTACAGTAACTACATCTTCTTCTACAAAGATATAATTATCCTTACCATTCACAACAAGACCATTGTAGAATAATTCATTGTTTACAATGATGGTATTCCTATCTCCGTTAACAATTAGCTCTCCAAAGTCTGATGTAAAGGATATAATATTGTCATTTCCTATAACAGAAGCATTCACATTAGAGCTTTTAATAGAAGCAACAGAATTATCCCCTCTTAGAAGAATGCCTTTCATATCTCCTTCGAAGGAAACTTTCTTATTAGAAACATGAAAATACAAAGTGCTTTCCTTGTACTTATCATTGAGTTTCTTTTTGATAGTTACCTGCTTCTCAATATACTTATTACATTCTGCAAGCAGTTCTTCAATAGATAACTCTTCTTTAGTTATCTCATCAAAGACAACTTCCTTCTCATGAATGTTACAAGTCTTGTAGAAGTGGTATTCACCACATTTACAATAGTCCTTTAACAGCTGTACAGGATTATCATATATCTCTACTGTGTCACTCTTATCTTTGTAAAAATAATTCATATTATTTTAAATCTTTAATTAAGGTAGCCTTAATAGTGGAATCATAAAGATTCTCCCTACTTAAAACTATCTTATCTTCTCTATATAACTTTTGTAGGATAGAGACAGCTTCCTTTTCAGAGGAAGCAACCACATCCATAGAATATCTTAACTCTTCTGTGAGAGTTATTTTGTACTTACTTACTTTTGCCATATAATATCTCCTTATATTTATATTTATTATATTGCTTACACTTATTGCTTTTGATATGAGAGTAATCAATCTTCAACAAATATGTAATCATTATGTGCATAAATAGCATAGCAGTGTATTTATCAGGATAACCTGCATAACACCTACTTTCAATAATCGAACCTCTTGTATAAGTATATTCAGTTATATAACTACATGGTTTAGTGCAAACGTATGTAGTATGTTTGATAATATCTTTTCTTAGTTTCTTTAATAACTTACTCTTCATTGTTCATTGCATTGATATAATACTCTACTTGTGATTCCATATAGGAATTATATCTTTCTTTATCCTCTTTTAAATTCTTTTTCATATATCCATAAATAATTACCATCTTGCTGCCATACAAAAGTAGTATTATCCTCACAGATAACAGAAGTCATATCTCTGAAATAAGCCTTAAAAATCTTTCCTTTCTTTAAGATATAGATATTGGTACTATTATCAGGAATAATAGTACTGTCTACCCAATTCTGTTTATACTTACTATCAATAGCTTCCATAGCTTTATCCTGCCACTCCTTAATAGTAGGAATGTCAAGAATTTTCTGATACAATTTTAGTGTACCATTATCTTCTTTTGAAGTTGCATGATACTTATCAATTAAAGGACACCATGTCTTAAGTAATCCTTGGATATTAGTAAGTCTTAAGTGATAAAATACTTTCGTAAAGTCAATAGACGTTTTAACTTTTATTTGTCTAATAATAGAATCAAAGATGAGAAACACTAACCCAATTAATAAGGAGACTACAATTACATCTAACTCATAGTTTTCCTTATAAACAATATCACTTGCCTTCTCCTTAATAACCTTGATATAAGGTTTCAAATCTTCGTAGATACATTCAGAAAGCTCTTCATAGAAAGAAGGTATTACAAAATACTCTTGCATATACACTAATCTCTTTCTTACTATCTTTTGTATAGTGTTGAAAGTCTTTTTATTCTCTCTTACATAAGAGCCTTCTTTAATCATCTTATCCTGTAATAAGATAAGATGATTATCAATACATACTAATAGAGGAAAGTAAAATTCCCCTATTAGTTTTTTACATGTGTTATAAGCTGCAAAGAATTTCCCATTAGAGACATCCTCTTCACAACCAAAGGTGTATTTAGTACCTTCAAGTGTTACAGCTATATTTTTGTACAGTTTCATTAGTCTAATACTTCAATATTGTAATCATATAAGTCATCATCATTTAAGATGATTTTCTCATCAAAATACATATCTTTTACTTTATCTTTAGCTTCCTTCTCACTGTTAGCTTTTACTTTAATCTTCCTTTGTAGAAGCTCACTGACTAATACTTCATACTCTTTCATACTTAAATCTCTACCATTTTACCATTGATAATTTCCTTACACTTTTCAACAGTTACCTTTTTAACTAAGGCTAAATCTCCACCTGTAAGCCATCCACCATCATAAGAGAATGCTACTTCTACTTCTTCTCTATCAAAGTCATTAATAGCTTCAAGTTTATTACCTTTATACTTACAAGATAAACCTGATCCTATACCTTTTGCAGGTTTATGGATAGTACCAAAATTAATGCCTATACCTAAGTCATTTTGTTGTATATATCCTAAGACATTATCAACATCACAAAAATAAGCCCACCTATAGCCATTATTTCTTGTTTCTTTGTTACAGATAAATACTCTAAAGCCAAATGCCTTTAATTTACCTAAGGCTCTTCCAAAGCATTTATCTTTTAATTCCCAATAAGTAGCTTCTTTTTTCATTCTGTTGTTTTCTTTTTTAATTGTTCAATCATTAAATCTGCAACTCTTATAGAACGTCTTACAACTGTTTTAGGGCTGTACTGTTGAGAATTAGCTATTATGATAGAAGGAGATAAGATACCATTCATAGCTTCTTTTGCTAATTCATAGCGTCGTTGCTCCCAATCAATTTCTCTCTTTTGGTAACCCTCTGCACTCTCAGGGATTAAATCAACCTCGTGTAAACGAAGAGTTTTTACTTCATTTCCACATTTGATTAGTACTGCTTCACTATCTAAATAAAGTACCTTAAAGATTTCACCTGTATTTTTTATTTTTGCTTTCATATCTTATTCTCCTATCTTTTCGTGATATTTTCGTAATGTTTCCTTCACTCGCTTTGAAGCTTCTTCAGCTTGTATTTATATCTGAAATTACTATATCTCCATCCTTAAACCCTTGCTCTTTCTCAAACACAACACTACCATCATTGATAATAGCTTTACAACCTTCAGGAATAGTTATTTTATCACCTGCTTGTAATTCTACTTTCATATCTTTAATTTTAATAACACAACTTATCTATTATCTCCACTTCCACGAAGTTTATTACGCACTTTACGAGAGTGTAATTTCCCTATATTCAATTCCCCAATTTCATCAAGAGAGTAACCAATATCATTAGCAAGTGCTGCACAATACCAAAGCACATCACCAATTTCTTTAGCTATATCTTATTTCTTTTCCTCTGTAAATTTTCCGTTATTATCACGGATAACTTTCTTGATTTTGTCACTACACTCTCCTGCTTCACCTGTTAGTCCAAGTGCAGGATAAATAACTTTGTACTCTCTTGGATAAATTGTTGTACCCAAAGCTAAATCTTGATACTCATTTAATGTCATACTTCTTTTGATTTAATTGTTATTAATGGCTCTTCCCCATATTGCTTAGGAGGAAAAGCATCATTTGTACTATAATTTTTCTTATCATTAGGCTTTTCTAACCATAATGAATGCTCAATTACTTTCTGAATATCGAAGAGCATATCAGCATACTCATCATAGCCTACTCCATTATATTCGCCCTTCTTTAGTCCCCAACATAATTCTTGTAATTCTTGAATATGCCTATTTACAATATCAGATGTTTCTCTAATCTTATTTCTCATAAATAATTCAGGATTACCTTTATATCTTCTTTCTACTGCATCTAAACAAACATCTTGCAAGGGAATACTAAGTTGTCCAAGGATTAACCTGTCAGTTATCTGACAAGCATAAGCAATTCCTTCTAATTGCTCTTTTGTTGCCTCTATTGTATATTTCTTCATAATATTTATTTTTTACGTTTCTTTTTCCTATTACTTGCGTAGGAGGTTGACCCTGCACGTGATTTACTCTTTTTATTGAGTAGATAACTACAATCAATCACTTCTGCATGATTTAAATGCACAGGAATGATATATTCTTTTCTTAATTCGTCCATATATTAATCTACTAATTTAAAACTATAGGCTACTACCCATGGATTGCGCTCCCATGTGCCTTTGCCCATGATTTTGTCAATGAGATAATGAAAGGCATGATGAGTACTTATAAATGCCATCATAGTAGAATGGCCTACAGCTTTAGAAATATAAAACAATTTATTATTATCATAAAGTTGAAAAACACCTTTGTGCATTATATCATTATCTGAAATATCCTGTAAGTGTTCTACCTTGACATCAGTAATTTTGATATGATGAGGCATTAAAGAGGCTTCAACAAATAATTTATTATTCCATCCTTGTTTATACTCATTAAGGAGCTTACCACTATTATCAAACATAATATCTCAATATTCAGCCATAGATTTTACAATGGCCTTATAAGGCTGTGCAATAGCTATCATTTCACCTACTTCATACTTAGGTTTCCAATTACCTATTACATTACCTTCTTTATCTAACAGGTCTACACATTGAGTACCTTTACTATTAGTAAGAACATTGAAACCATATACATCTTTACCTTCAAAAGTTGTAGGAATAATAAGTTTTTCCCTCTTCATTGTTTTTGTTCTATTCAGTACTGCTTGTGTTAAACAGTAATCATCTGAAAACATTATCTTTTTCATACATTCTATAGTATTAATCCATAATTTTCACATACATTACCTATAACTTTAATGCCTATAATAGAGTTATCTATTTCATAACCATTAGCATCAAAATAAGCATCATTGCTTTCCTTTTCTTGTAATTCCTTTAAGAATTCACTATCAATACCACAATAACTTAACCGATTGTAGTTTTCACTCTCGTCATCTACACAGAAAAAAGTATTATCATATATTACTTCAGCTGTTTTTACAATAAGTTTACTTCCATATCCTTGTACAGCTAAATCACAATCAGGATTAATACAATAAGTTTCTAATGTATAATATTGTACTATATCACCCTCAAAGATTTTATTCCCATTCTTGTCTTTTAAACCTGTATACTGACCAATAGTTTCTAAATCTATAATAGGATAATAATGTTCACCATCTACTTCATTTACTACAATAAAATCTCTATATTTGTCATTATAGCAATCGTGAATTGGCTTTTTATCAAGATGGACATAGCTTCCATAACGCCATACTCCACCACATTTTGCTCTAAATAATATTTCTCTATTCATAATTTTTTACTATACCGTTCGTAAAAATCCATTTCCTTTTTGAATTCCTCAACCATCATAGCATTTAGGTATTTCAATTCCTCCTTACTGTCTGTAAACAAATACCATTTATTAAATTTGAGAGTTTCATTGTAAAACTTCTTACATCCATCATAATATTCATCCAAGAATATTGAATACTTATCATTGTGAGGGTGCACACAAATAAACTCCCTTTTCACAATTTTATGGTCTGCTATTGTTACAATAACATCACCTTTTGTAAGTTGGCTAATTTCTGTTATTCTTTTCATATTACCTTTCAACTTTTAATTCTTTAAACACATAGTCTGTACCACTCTTTAAGCCACATAATGTAGCCATAGTGTAGCACAGACAATCACATAAGTGATTGTGTAAATCACAATCTTCACATCTTGTATCCTTCTTATGACTATTAACCAAGATGTACTGCTTATCTTTTACTGTTATAGCGTTCATGCTTTTAAATCTACACATACAGCCAATGAAATGGTAGAGCAGGCAATTATATACCATACTCTCCATTCCCAGCCACTTATAATCCATTCTATATCCCAACATATAAATGCTGCTATCAGATAGATAATAAAGAATGGTGATGCTATTAATAATATCTTTTTCATTTCTCTTCCATTAAAGGACAAATAACCTGTGCAAGGATAATAGTTGGCATTGCAAAACAAAATCTATCAAAACCATTCAAGTCATTGATTGTCCTTGTATAACACCATTCTATATCTCATCCTATAAAAGCCACTAATCCATAAATAGATAAGCAGAATAAAACTGTAAATAATAATCTTTTCATAATTCTTCTATTTCAAATTCTGTTTTAGGAACTCTACCTGTCATATCAAAATGATAAGGTTTTAAAGTAGGAAAAAACTTTCCATACTTTTTCCAAATCCTGCCTTCCTTGTTAAGTGAGATATATACAAAAATATCTGTTCCATTTAATACGTTATTCTTTGTCAGATAAACCTTGCCTGTTTTAGACAAATTATTTCTATTGCAAGTAGGTTGATAATACAACCCACTTGCTTTATGTTTAACTCTATATGGTTTCATACTTTAACTATTTGGTAACTCTGGAATTTCCATCCAATATTTAATATCATTAACATCTAAATGAAGTCTTAAATTATAGTCTAAATATAAACTATTATCCCCACGCATAAAACCTGTATATAAATCTCCTTGATAATAAAATAAACAGTTTTTATTAGATGGTGGCAAATCCTCATCAGCTGCAGAATGCCAAGGACTTTTAGGGTACTTGTCGGCCCATTTAGCTTTATCAATGAATGCTTGTGTTCTAACGCCAACACCACATGTTTCATCTGTAATAATGTAATTTTGTGCTGCTTTACTTATTTCTTTTTCTCTATTCATAATTAATATCTGTTAGTTTCAAACATATCTGCATGTTCCTCGTAATACCAATCAATGGCATAACGTTCATATATGTACCTTAATAACTTTGTTTTTAAGGGGATACCCCTCCTATATGTTTTGCAAACTTTTTTAAACTTACGTTTGGAAAATAATTTACTCATAGCCTATCTTTTATGTTATAATAACCATATCATTAGGAATTTCCCCTTCAACATATACTCCTTGAATAGGTCTTTGGCCTTCATAGTCAACTCCCTCATCACCATTTTGAATAAGGACATCTATATCCCCATTCTCTTTGTATAATTCTTGTAATCTTTTTTGTAATTCTAATATTGTCATAACTTTAACTTTTAATCATCGTCTATTGCATGATATACTTTCCATATATCATATTCCAAATCTCTTACTGCTTGTAATAAATACCATAACTCTCTTGTTTCTTCAGGAGTTATATTATCTATCTCTCCCAACAGAGGAATTCTCTGTTTTCTACAATGCTTATTATATAACTTGTTTATTTGTTTAATACAGTTACATAAGAAATGTATTTTCTTTTTGAACCACCAACGTTTAATATTCCTCATAAGCTATTCAAATATTTCTCATAACTTACAACTCTAACATTGTTCTTTTTAAGTTTCTTAGCAGCCTTTTTCATGTCTTCTTTATTACCCTTATAGGCAATAGAGAAGTCATGTGTCCACCAATAACCCTTTGATTTTCTTCTATCAACAAGCATAAGAGTTGTATTATCTTTTCTGCTATCCTGTATAATAAGATATAAATTCTTATCCTTTTTATTAAGACGGCGTTTCTTTTTACATACTCTTGTACCTGCTAAGTTTTAAAGAGTACATAACCTTTCATATTCTCTGTCTGCAATATATTCATCATCGTATCTTGCATCATAATCATTATATATTTCAGACAAGTGTTCTGCTTCTGTACACATAATTACATTGTTTTATAAGTAATACCATTCTCTGAAATCTTCTTGGCTAATAAAGCCTTGATTTTTCATTAAATTTTCAGCCATGTTTATAGGCATTTCATAACTTAATCTTTTTCACTCATATAATTAAGTCCTAATACTATTCTTTTTATTCTTCTTTTGTAATCCTCATTAGCTGCCTTCATAGCTTCCTCTAATGTATCATACCATGATATGCTTTTTGGAAATTCAATCTTACCATAAACTAAACCCCAAGGACGTTTACCAAAAGTATTTACACATAAAGCCTGATGGATGTAATAACTCTCACACAATATACCATTAGTATCTCTATACTCATCTTTATTACCATTCTTTTCAAACTTTAACTTAGGCATATTTTCAAGCATCCTCTTTTGAATATCCTCAAAATTTATCTTAGGAGTATTTTCTTCTACTACTTTTACAGTAGCTTTCTGTTTGTGAAGTTGTTCAATTCTCTTTTTACAGATATGAATAATCTTTTCATAATCTGTAATCCTGTCTTCGCCTTCTTTTGTTCTTAGTACTCTCTTGACAATATCAGCATCCCAAGGGTTGAGTTGGTATTCTTCCCATATATCCCAAGGTTGTATCTTGTACTTACTATAATCAGATTGTCCTATATTATAGCTTCTTATGTCTTCTTTAATATCTTCTTTCATCTTATTTATTTTGAAATTAAAATACCTTGTTTTACATATTCTATCTCTCAAATAGCATATAATAAGGCCAAAACTATAAATAAAATTGTAATTTCAGCCTTATTTATACTTATTTAATGTACCCAATGGTCACTTATCTCTGCTTCAGCAGGAATAGGTAGCTTATGGTAGAACAATGCAGCTGCTTCAAGCATTTTAGTTTTGACTACCTTAGCATATTCTTCTTTTATCTCTTCAGGGCATTCACTATTTATCTCATCATGAGTGAAATTAACAAACAGTATTTTATCCCAATAACCATGCTCTATAATCCATCTATATATACTATTTACAGCTACTTTCAGGCAAACACTTCCTCCGCCTTGCGTTGGCATATTAAGGGTTAACCTATCACACCATTTAGACCTTTCTTTAAAATAAGTCTTCACTTGATAATAGACCTTATCTTTATTAGGCTTATGAATAGTTCTATACTTATCCCAAAACTCTGTAGTAAAGCTCTTTTGCATTCTCATAAATTTCTTATAATGTACCCAATAGCCTCTATGTCCTGTATCAGGAAGCATCTCTACATATCCATGAGCCAATACAAATTTACCTCCTTTTTCTTTAAAAGATTTTAGACCTGTCATTCCGTTAAGCAAGTTACTTACTAAAGCCTTTGATGCTTCTACTGTTATACCTAATTTCTTAGCAGCAGCAGTACCATCAGACCCAAATTGTGTGGCGAATTCCACTGACTTAACTTCATTTCTTAAATCAGGTCTTTTCTTCTTTACTTCTGATGTAGGAATATCTTTTAATTCCTCTTTATATACTGCTTTGGCATAAACAGCATGTGTATCTCCTGAACCATATAAAAACTCATCAAGTAACTTATGTTCATTATATACATCAGCACCAATTCTTGCCTCCATAGCACTATAATCACATGATATAAAAGCATTACCTTTTTCAGCTATAAAACAAGCTCTTGTAATAGCATCATGGGGTAATTGTTGCATATTAGGATAACTCACATCTTTAGCGCTTAAGCCTTTTGCTTTAGCTAAAGATTTATTACTGTCAGAACTGCCTGAAGACATTCTACCTGATATAGTACCTATAGCTCTATAAACAGTATGTATTCTTCCTGTATAAGGGTTAATAGCATTTAAATGCCCTTGCCCAAAGGAAGTATATACTTTAAAACTCCCACTATATCCTGCAAAATAATCATCATCACCTTCTCTTCCTTCACCTAAATATAACCTTAAGAACTCATCATTGACACCTCTCTGTAGATTAAGAACATCAAAGCCTGCACTCTCTTTCTCTTTACCTGTCTTTTTATCTATAGTATTAACATCAAAGCCAAGTATCTTAGCAACAAGAATAACTTGCCGAGAGGATGCCCAATTTATTTCACATCTATAAGTACCTATGTTCTCATTTGAAGTGAATAAATCATATTGGTCATTATAAACAACCAAAGGATTATTATTACTGTCTACAAGGGATATGACTTCATCATACTGATAAGTCTTTTCTTTAGGGAGGAACTGAACATTCGTAGCTCCATGAGGAATGTTACTGCCTTTCCTTGTAACCTTAATGGTAGGGCTTCTGATATTTCCCACATGATGCTCCATAAAGAAGGCTATAAACCAATCATCTAAGGCTTTTAAAGATAAATCGAGATTATGTTTATCTCTCATCATCTTCTCTTTCCATTTAGATTCATCAAGTTTAATACCACACCACTCCAGATAAGCCACAGAAGCTACAAACTCACATTCTATCTGCATCCCTCTAAGAGCATTAGGAACTCTCTTTACATCTTCAAGCTGTTTATACATAATAGCTTCAAGAGGTTCTACATCCCCAGCAGCATAAAGAATAACCTTCTCATCTAATCCTCTATAGATAATCTGACCTCTTATAGTCTTATCAATCTTTTTATTTATTCTAAACATAGCTACTGCATCTAAAGCATAACTTAGTTTATAAGAATAAACGCCATACTTATTATGATAAGCATGGTGAGGATAATGATAATGCTCTTCTTTATACTCTTCTTCTGATAACTCCAAAGAAGCAGGATAACCTAAATGTAGGAACTGCTCTACAATCATAGTATCGTATATCCTAAGAGGATGAATACCATAATTATATAACCATTGTAAATCAAACTTTAAGTTATGACCTATAAGGAATGTATTCTCTAATATCTCTTTATAGATTAAGATATCAATGGTTGTAGCATCTATAACTATCTGAAAGTTCTTAATAGCATTACCTAACTGGAGAGTAAGTAGTTTATCTATATGAGCATCTAATCCTGTAGTTTCAGTATCTAATTGCAGTCTATCACAAGCCTTTAAAAGGTCTAAGGATTTATCTACAGTTATCTGCTTGACAGTAGGATAATTATACTCTTTCTTAGATACTAAATAAACCATCTTCTACTCTAAAGAAATATTTACCTTTACTTTCTTTGTTTTTACATCTACCTCCATAGTATCACTGATGACAAAAGAGCAGTCTAAATTACCAAAATTCACACCTTCTAAGATTTCATCATCACTGGCATCTTCAAGCTCTTTAGGTACTTCTCTTACAACCACACTATTAGTGGTATAATCTAAAATTGAAATAAACATAACTTATTATTTAAATGTTAAACACTCTTTCTTATAGTCTATAATAGATTGATAAACATTTAAGAATTTACTACCTATCAAACCATGAATTTCTATACCTTTAGATTCTTTAAAGTCCTTCATAGTCTCCTTGATATCTGCTGTTAAGAATAAGTTTTCGACCTTATTCCCTTTATACTCTAAATCTATTAGGATATAATATGCTTGCGAAAGAACCCCATTTAAACCATAGATAGTAGACTGTTTATCAAGCACTCTTCCTTCAAGAGTATTACATACTTCACTGTCTATAATAGAATCCATACTCCCTGTGTCAATGATAAAATTTAATTTCTTACCTTGGCAATCAAAGGTGATAATAGGGAACTTTAAATCCTTTACAGGCTCTAAGAAAGGAAGTACATAGATACTCTTGGATATTTCATACTTGATATAGATACAAGAGACTACAAAGATAAAAATAATAATACTTGTTATAATCATCTTCAATCACCTGTACTCCCAAAGCCCCCTCTTGTCTCATTATCCAAAGAAGAGACTTTGATAAATTCAATACCATTAGAGAATAACCATTTCAGTTTCTGTAAGAAGGTAGCTTTCTGTGATAACTGTATCTTAAACTGACATAATCTTGTACCTTCAAAGACAGTAATTCTCTTTGTAGAGATAATAGGGAAATGCCATTCATCTTTATCAGAACAATAGCTATTATCCACCACTCCTATCCCATTAGCTTGAATGATACCATACCTCTGAAAGGTAGAACTCCTTGGAGCAACAATAGCTTCAAATCCTTTAGGAAGCTCCATAGCTATTCCCAAAGGAATGTTATTATAGGAAAATTGTATTTCCCCATTCCCCTTAGCTGTACAAGGATTTAAGATAGCCAAATAAGGCAATTTTAAATCCACCCAATCTCCCTTATCAATGACTTCAGGGAAAAGGGAATCAAATTTTACTTTAACTTTAATCTTTAATTTCATATTCTTTACTTATTTATCTTCAGGAGAGAAAGGTTTAGGGAGTTTCTTTAAAAACTCCTTAAACTCTGTCATTGTCTCATTAGGAAAGAGCTTTAAATGAGTTTTTACTAAGTCTCTATAAGCCTTATAACCCTTTACAAATCCTCTTCTCTGATGAGCAATCTGTCTTAATCTCTCATCTTCACTATAGCGTTTATAGATATATCCTCTCTTTTCATAGGGGATATGGGTATCTATAAAAGCTTCCCATTTTCTATTCAACCCCATGATAGACTTTCAATATTAATCTCCGTACACTTCATGTGTAGTGTACTTCTGATTTTCCTTTTATATTTAGCTATAGCAGCCTCTTCATCCTTAGCTACTACAATAGCAGTAGCTCTAAAGAGCTTATTGAAATGTACTAAATCAGCATTAATGAGATACTTCATACTTACTTTGTTATAAACTCTACAATGTTATTATCATCCCTAATATCTCTTGGTACTTTAACATCAGGACGACAAAGATAATAATTTAATTCCTTTCCTATCTCATAAGGATCTCTTAAAGTAAACATATAGCCTGAATTTAAACTATATTTAAGAGTTCCTTGTACCTGTGTATGAGGATAAGTCCACACTAAAGGTGTTAAAGAGGATTTATTGACTACAATAAACTTATAGTCTAAAATCTTAAAGTCTTTAAAGTACTCATCCTTAGCACAGTTACTTTGAATAAGTCTGTAGTATAGTCTTGCCTGTATGTCATAACGCCAATCCATAAAGGACTTATAAAAGTCCCATTCTGCATGAGAAGAAGTCTTCAAATCTATAGGCTGTATAGTCTTAGTAGCATGGTCTACTATAATCAAATCCGCCATACATCTATAGTTAACAAGACCTATACTATCAGTAGCTTTAAATTTCAACTGATAATATCTTTCAATATTAGGCTCTAAAGGACTGTCGTCTTTAAAATAGAACTTTGTAGCGTTACTTGTTTTTAAGGCTTCTACAGCTTTATAAGCCTTATCAGCAGTGTCATTGTCAACAATGACCTTACCTTCTGATAGCTTAAGCAGGTTAAAATATTCTTTACAACCCTCTTTGATAATTTTCGCCCTATAAGAAGCATACTTATCATTGGCATAAAAGTTACATTCTTTACCTACAGTAGCTAAGATACTTTCAGGGATATCCTCAAATTTCTCATAATACTCTTCAAAGATATCATTAGGATGGCTACCATACTTTTGATATAGTGTAGTAGCTATTTCTACAAGACTATCAGAAATGGCAGGGAAATCTACTACCATAAACAGATTATCAAACTCTTCTTTAGTACCTGTAATCAAAGTATCTACCATAGAGCCAAAAGTAAGTGATGGTGTACTTACCTTTTCAAAGAGTTTAGGTAAGCTGTTAAACTTACCTTCTCTCTCATATTTAGCTAATGTAGAATAGGAAAGGGCATCATCTGCCCTATAGGTAGGTTCATCTACCTGCCAAGAAATCTCTTTTAAACTCTTTATCATGCTTTAATCTGTCTAATTGTTCAATACATATTTTTAAATCTTTCAATGCAAAAACCTCATAGAAGATAACAGGATGTTTTTTCTCTTCAAGAAGTCGTCTGAATAGTTTCTTCTTTACAGGGAACACATCATTCTCAAACCCTTTACACTCTATGATTGCCAACACATCTTTTACCATGAAAGTGAAATCAGGAGTATAAGTGATGGGTAGTATTTTTCTTCTATCGAAAGAAAATACTTTCCTTTTCTCTTTCCTGTTATACACTCTACTAATAAAAGGCTTTGTGGGGGTGAATCCATCTATCAAAGTAAAGGTTTTTCCCTCATATAAAGGATGATATCCTGCTTCTATCAAAAGCTCATAACACCTCTTCTCCAATAAACTCTTGAAAGAGATATTATAAGCCTTTTGAGTAGTAGCATTTACAATCTTTTTATTTCCCATTATCCTAAAAGAAAACTTATATTGGCACATATAGTATCTCTAATGATTTCTTGGTCTGCTATAAACGGGGACTTTAATAGGCCTATAGAGATAGTATCTGTGATATGTACGTGTATATCAACAGGATATTCCTTCACATCATCTTCAACTTTAAAATCAACCAACCCATTCTCTGCCATATTCTTACAGAATGCTTTAAATAAAAGATGTAAGATATGACTACTGTCAGTTAAAGACTTGTGGATAAGGATATTTAAATCATACTTCTGCTGATGAATACTATAAGTATGATAAGCATAAAATAAAGGGTTATAGTTAACATCTAATACCATTCCACTACCTAAATAATAAGTATTTATTCCTATCCTCACTTTATATAGAAGATGAGGAAATTGCAAGAGTGGAGAGAAAAGAGAAGATGTAAACCTGTTATATTCCTTTCTCAAATTAGCTATATAAAACATACATATATAAGGAGTATCACCATAATTAACTTGTAATATAAGACCACTCCTTTTATAGTATGCTTTAATAGTATAATCCTGTAGGTCACGTATAAAGCAGCCTACAGCTGTATATACTTTATTCTCTCTGACCATTATTTTTGTATTTTAAATAAAACATAAGGAGCATTATACTCTATGAAAAAAGGTAAATCATAATAGTCTCCTGTAGCTCTATTAGCAACATAGTTGATAAACAAGTTAGTGATGATAGAACCTATCATACAAGCCATATAAGAAGTTTGTTTAAAAGAACATACTCCTTCATCAGCTTCTGCATCACTAAAGAGCCATTTCTCTTCATACTCCTTCATATAAGCCTCATCTTGTCCTGTTATACAGAATACTTGTAAAGTGTCAGCAGATAACCTACCATCAAGAAATAAAGCTCTATATTCCTGTCTTTTCCAAGCTCTAAAGAGTTTCTTTCTTGCTTCCATATTATCTACACAAGAGATAGTAATAGGCATAATATATCTGTCATATTGTTCATCTGACATCAGTCTAACTTCTCTTCCTGAATACTTATACTCATCATTCAGTCTTTGTATAAGATTTCCTAAAGCACTTACTTTATAATTACCTATATCATCTATTGCAAACAGTTGTCCTGCTAAATTCTGTGCAGATACTCTATCATTATCTACTTGACAGATAGAAGTTCCTAACTTAGCTATATGATAAGCAGTCCAACTACCTATACCTCCTGCTCCTAAGATAAAACATCTTTCTTCTGCTACAGCATTAAACCATGGTGCTCCAGAGAACCTACTACGATTTTCATTCATTGTGGAATCATTGTTTAAAGGAATATTCTCCATTACAAGTTCTACAATAACAGGCTCTTCAGTAGTAGAATTCTCATTGGGAGAATCCTCATTGGGAGAATCCTCTGTAGAATTCCCTGCTACAGGGGTTTCACTTTCATTCGAGTTATCTTCTGCACTATCAGTAGAATTCTGTTCAGTAGGATTCTCATCAGAATTCTCTATAGCAGCACTATCTATGCTACCATTTAACTCATTAAGAATAACATTTACATCTTCATCTGTAAGATTGTAATTTTCTTCATTCATTTTACTTAATCTTTAATGATATGTGTATAGTCCTCTTCAGGTAAGAAACCTTCAAGGATTTCTATATACTTTGTAATATAATAATTTTGTGTATCTAACTCATAGAGCACATCTAATACAGCTTTAATAAAGGTTTCTTCATCACCTTCCTCACTATATTTATTAAGGATAAACTCTGTAATGAAATATGCCCAATCATCAAAGAGAGTATAACTACCATACTTTGAATTTGAGAAATTACGAGTATAGAGAGTGTTCATATAATTAGATACAAACCTTTGTAACTCATATATAGACGTTTTAGCATCTATATTGATGTTACATTTCACCATCTTCTGTACAGCTTTTAAAGCTAACTCCTGTAAGTCTTCACTGACAGGGATAACTTCATTATCCCACTTAGAATAATAAGTATTCTCCTTACTAAGGTGGTTATAATACCTATCCATAAAATCCAATTCTCCTTGCTTAGGATATTTATACTCTTCAAGAAGCTTAATGTGCTTAGCCTCAATCTCATCAACTCTTTCCTTAATAGTAGTGATAGGCTCACTTTTAATGATAGTAATAGGTACATATTCCCATACTACAACAGTGTCATCACTACACTTCTTTTCAGGAATAGGAGACTTATAAGTACCATCAAATAAGGTATTTGTAATATCCTTAGTAATTAGTTCTGTCTTAGTAGTAGCCTTCCTTGACAGCATAGCAGTATATTCTCCTATATTATTTACAATAAGAGACAGCAGACTATTAATATCTTCTCCTAAGGAAAGAAGAGTGTCTATATCTGTCTGTGAGGGATGGGTAGACATGTTATGATGAGAGTGTACTAAAGCTAAATCCCACTCAAAGGTTTCAGGATGATTAGCCATATAAGAGGTTACCTCTTCATTGAAATTAAACTCTGTGAACACAGAACTACCTACATTCATTGGGTATATGTCCTCTGCTGTAATAGTACATATATTATCCTTCTCTTCATGAGAGATAAACAATGCTCCTGACCATTCAGTAGAAGGAAACCTTTCTTGTAAATATCTTATCTTACCTTCTGCATTAACAGAGATAATGAGTTTAAAAGATTTTAAACTGTCTTTCTGCTTCATAATTACTTAATAAACTTAAAATACTTAATACCATTTTGAAGTAATAACTATTGATATAATAGTTATCTTCTTCTCTTTCTTCTTCTTTTATAACAGTTACTTTCAGCTGCTTGCCTTTAAAAGTAGCTTCAAGGCCATCTAAATTCCTTAAAGGAGGTGTTTCAAGATTTTTAGAATAAAAACCTTCATCTGTTACCCTTCCTTTCAATAAATAACTTTTTATAGTAATAGCGTCGCTATACTTTTTCTCTTCTACAGCTTTGTTGTAATGTTTAATCATCACATTACTTATCTCTAAGAATAGTGTTCTTATACTACTGCTTATGATATTCTTTTCTTTAAAATAACTGAAATAAAGAGTTTCAGAATTCCTGACTAAATCCCATATAATATCCCTCCATAAGAGATTATAGGACTTGATATTACAGATAGAATATTCTGTACTTAAATTTCTGAAATTAAATAGCTTCTTTTTCCTACTTGCTTTGAGTTTATCAATCCTGACCCATGGTACCCCTGCAAGAGATTCTGTATGAATAGCCTTATCTAACTCCATAGAGAGTAAGATATAATCTCCTTCCTCATATTTATTTTTATTCTGTAGTTCAGTCATTAGAATAAGTAAAGAGGAATCTCCTAAGCACATAGATTGCCAATTCCTACTAATATGATGGATATGAGAGTGCATATAGTCTGCATCTAACTCTTTTTGAGTGTAACTGCTTCTAAGCATTTCTACTGTGGTGTACAAACATCCAACATAATTAAAGGTAAGTCTTACATATACATCTGTAATATCTGTAGACAACCCTCTCTCATTAGTTACAGTAGCCTTATTCCAATAGATGAGGATATAATGCTGAAAACTCTTTTTTACTTCTAAATACGCACATCCACCTATCACATCATCTAATTTGTATCCTTTACTTGTAAGGATTTGTGTAAGGTTATTTTGTAAATCTACTCTCTCTTCACCATAATAATGCTTTATTTCCTCATAGATAGGTCGTATATTCTCATTCCATTGTTTTAAACTTTCTCTAAATGATAATCCTTCCATGATTATTCCTATTTAATAAATAAAAAACCCCTTTACTTGTAAAAGAGTAAAGGGGTCAGCATAAACATTAAATATATAGATTATATGATAAGACTATTCCATGTCTTCAAAAGCCTCATCCAAATCTTCCTCACTAAGGCCACCTTTCGTCTCTAAATGGGAAACCTTAGTAGACTTACAGTCTTCATGTTTACCTTCCTTCATAGCCTTACGATAAGATGTTTCCACCAAAGCTGCCAACTTAGCAATTTCTGCACCAATCTCCAACAGTTTTTCTGCCAAAGTACATGTTACTTCAGATACAGTGTACTTAGGCTTCTCTTCTTTCTCTTCCTTTTGATTATCTACAAGGAACTCTACAAGTTCTGCTGTGGATACATTGGTAAAGTTCTTACCAAAGTGTTCCTTGATAGCATCCTGCATACCATTCTCTTTGATGTGCTTTAGTACATCCTGACGAGATAGACCTAACTTAATCTTCTTGTTAGGAGTGATAAGGATAAGCAACTCATTGGTCTTCTTACCTTTGAAGAATTGGTCTTTGGGCAACAGAGAATCATCAGATACAAAGGAAGTCTTTGAAATTCCTTCAGTTACTGTTACATTCTCTAAGCTAATGCCTTTCTCAAGCAATAGAGTTTTTAACTCACCAAAGGTCTCCACATCAGTGTGGAGTTTAAAACGACTTTGAGATTGTGCATCATTTACTAAAATGTCTCTTGCTTCCATTTTTTTACTTTTTAAATGTTGATAAATAATAATTACTTTAATAACCACTCCATGACTTCCATAAAGGTCTGTTTACCTTTATTTTTATATAAGTCAGAAGGGTCTTTACTGCTATATTCTTTAGGTATTTCAATGTATGTAAGATTAAAAGTATCACATAACTTCTTCCCATCAGTTACTCCTGTATTAAAAGACTTGTTAAAATCATTATCATACAGGACATAGACTTTTTTAAATCTCTTCTTCAAATCTCTTATTACTTTAGGATTCAAAGATGTAGATTCACTCTGTGGACTGATAGAGGGGATATGCAGGTTAGACCATAGACATAAAGCATCTTTCCTTGAAGATGTGATAATGAGCTTCTCTCCCTTTAAGGGAAGCATACACCATAAATCTATTACTGATGAATCATGATTACTTCTCCACTTATAACCATCCTTATTAAAGGGCTGATATATCTTTTCAGTGATATGACCTTCTTTCCTTTCTATATAAGTATAAGCAATCTTATCAGCTTTAATAAGTGTATTATAAGTAGGTGTAATAATCATATAATGAGATATAGGATAAATATCACTATGTAATAAGTATCTTTTACATACCCCATAAGATTCCCAATATTTAAAGTCCTTTTCTTCCCATTCTCTTCTAATGCTTCTGATAGATACATAAGATTCTGATATAGGAGAAGAAGGAATTTTTAAAGAGATAGGTGTAATATTTAAATGAGCATCTTCCCATACTTTCAAAAGAACTTCTTTAAAGGAAAGATGGTAGATACTCATTAATAAATCAAAGATATTACCTTTATCTAAAGTAGCATAATCATAATATTTAATATGACCATTGGCTGTTTTATAAATGCTAAATGAAGGGTGTTTATCTTCCCTTAAAGGAGAGCATATCAGACAAGGAATTCTTTTCACAGAGAGATATCTTTTCAACAAAGACACCTCGTCTATCTTTGAAAGAATTGTCCTCTTGCCTAATATAGGTCTTCCTTTGCTTATCATTTATACTTCTTTAGAATGGTAAGTCCTTATCCAAGTCTTCAACACTTGGTTCCTCTGTAGAAGTACTATCAGGAGTTTGTGAGAAGGGGTCATCATTACTTACAGGGGTAGCAGCATAAGATGTGGGTGTTGCCACGTACTCTTTAAGATTACCAACCTCAAAGAAAGTATTTTTCAATCTACCCTCACTCTCTTCAGTAGCTACTTCAGCAGCTAACTTCTCAAAGTTTGATACACCTAAGTGCATGAAAGTCTTGTTATAGAAAGTTTGGAACTGCTTACCTTCATTAGTAGTTCTTACACCTAAGAGAACTTTCAGCTTATTATCAGGTTGATAAGAGATAATCTCCTTGATATCACTGAAATCACCTTTAAAAAGTTTCTCTAAGGTAGCCACTTCAAACCTACATTCACATGCAGTAGTGTCTTTCTTCATCTTGAAGGTTCTATTCTCATTATCCCACTCTGTAGGACTATCAATGTTGAGAAGAGTTTTGATGAAAGAAGTAAGCTCTTCCTCACCCATAAAGACAGCACGATAATCCTTGTCTACTTGGAAGGGAACTGTATTTCCCTGCTTGTCAGTATAGGTAGGCACCTTCTTAGCCTTGAATTCTTCTTCTGTCACCCATGCAGTTCTACCAAACTTGTCAATAACCTGCACTTTACCACTTTTACTATGACGGTAACTCTTATTCAGGAAGAAAGGCAAGGTAACAGTGGTCTCAATACCATTATTACATGCTACTTCCTTATCAGTAGCACAGATAAAAGAAAGTCTTACTTGTGGAACTTCCTTAGTATCATCACCTACTCTGATAGTAGTAGTGCTTACATAGTTAATAGGCTGCCCTACTTCTGTCTCTCTCATCTTAGCTAATTCTTCAGCTGTAGGATTGACGGCAGTAACTTTAAGAGCAGCAATACCTGTGTAAAGTTTGAATTGAAAATCCTTAGATTCTTTACCTCTTGCAAATGCCATAATCTATAAATATAATTTAATAATAAAATAAAATAATAATATTGCTATACTAATGATAAGGACTATACCTTGAAAGGGTTTTGGTCTTCTTCTTTGGTACCCTCCTTTTCATCTGCTTCTTGGTTGGCAGCTTCCTGACCCTGTGAGGCAACAAACTTTTCCCACTCTTCAGGATTCTC